ACCGAAATAAGACGAGCAAGTATAATGATTAATTGAACTAGACCCAATTTATTTAGCGTCTAAGCCACTTTAGTGTTACGGCTGAACAATTATTCAGGAGATTAGAATCACCCTCGTATAGAGGATTTCAAAATGTAGGATGTGCCATATAGCTCAACTTAATTAAAAGGAGCTTTAATTATATTACCGTTTCCATCAAGATAAATAACACTGTCTGTAGAGTAACCATCATTAGTGGTATCAACATCATTGATTTCATAATAATCATCATTAATTCCACATGAATCTGTTGTATCTACAGGTTCTGTATTATTAGTATCTTTTCTATTGTTATATGAACATGCGACAAGAATAGATACTATAATCGTTAATACAACAATAATATTTCTTATATGTTTATTATAATTCTCATTCATTTTATTTTAAATAAAAACTCCTAGTACTTTCACAAGCACTAGGAGCAACCGTTTAATTTTAAATTTTAGAAATATGAATACAATAATCAGTTTATAAATATAAATCTACATATCTTTGAATAACATTAACATGAGTACTACCAGTAAACTTAAATGTTACTTCATCGTCTCTACTAAATACAACAAATGGATAATCAAAAGCACTATATTGATGAAGTATTCTTTTTGGAATTTCATTAAAATCTTTGATTTCAAGAGTTATATTTTTCTTCGATTTGGCTAGTACTGTCTGTACGTTATTAATAAGAATTGTACAACCAAGACAATTCTTAGTCGTTATTATCAGGATTTTTCTTTTCATTAATCTGACCAATTTTACTGTAATATTCACCAGCCATAGTAAATGTTACATTCTCATTTTCAAGCATTGTACGATAGTCTTTTTCAAGACTCTTCAAATCTCTAAGTACAAGAGAAAGATTTGCAAATGTTACTTTACTAATCTTTGGGTTGTTAGCTGCATTAGCAAGATGCTTCTTAACCTTGTCAATTTCTACTACTGTTTCTGCATGACGATTAATCATACGAGCTACCCAATTCTTTGTCATTTCTACCATAGTTGTTTAAATTTTAAAATTTATAATTAATTATTTACTAGAACCTTTACCAAAACCTTTATCTCCTCTGTCTGTTATTCCTAAGTCTTCAAGGTTTTTAACTCTTTCCCAACAGATTTGTCTATCATGAGGAACTTTCATTTGTCCGATAACATCACCAACACTTGGTACTCCAATAGCATTTTCTTTAAGTTTACGGAATACGATAAGTATTTCTCCTCTGTACGATTCATCTATTGTGCTAGGAGTGTTTTGATGAACAAGTTCAGTCTTTGTAAATCTACTATTTGGAACAATGCTAATTTCATCACGATATTCAGTAGCTACATGAATACCTGTATGACATACAATTCTTCCATCCAATTTAAATTCAATAGAAGTACAAATAACATCACAACCTGCATCTGTAGCATGACCATTACCATTATGGTCTTCGTCCATAAAATGAGCATATCCAGGAAGTTTAGCAGCTTCACTTTCAAGCCAAATTTTAACTGGAACAAAATCAATAGCTTGACGAAGAGCTTCTTTAAGTTCTTTTTCAGCCATTAATCTGTTGTCTGGAGTTTCTTTAAAAGCATTTGCATAATTAATCATTGCATCTGCAATACGATTACTTAATTGACTCATAATTTTAATTTTATAATTCTATTTCTAAATTAACATTCTCAAGATTAGGAAGATTAAGTTTAACCATTTTACTAAAATTGTAAACCATGGCATCTTGTTCTCTAATGAAAACAACTTTACCATTATTAAACTTATCTTTAGTTACTTCACAATTTCTTTTATATGACCTAGCACTACATCTTCTAATGAGTAAAGGATTTAATAGATAAGTATGAGAATTAACTTCTACATTATATTTCTTTATTTTATCTATATCTTTCCATGCAATCATTACTCCAAAATCAATAAGTTCTTTAATTGCATCTCTAACTCTATTTGGAGTTTTAGCATTAACTAAACCTGAACTTATAGCTTCTTTTGCAGTAAATTCTATAGTAGTTTCATTAAATCCTAAATGTCTGAGAATATAATAAGCTACTTCAGTTGCCGTCTTAGAACAATGTATAGCTATTTCTGGAGCAAGATATGTTCCTGCTCCTATGAACACATCATAAATGGTAACAACATCTTGAAGTTTACCACTTATATTAGTCTTAGCTTTACCTTTTGCATCAGTCATAATTCTACCATAATCATTTTCAAACATACAATCAGACTTAAAAGATTGATTTTAACACTACGGCAAAGATACAAAAATTGGGTAACATTATCACAACGTTACCCAAAAAATAGTGTTAAAAAATCTTTAAATCATTAAGCCATAAGACGTTACAAAGCTCTATATTATATAGATATATTGCTGTTGCATCTTATAACTGCTACAAAGATAAGCATTATTATCTATATCTCCAAGAGTTTTACTAGTTTTAATACTAGTTTAAGGATTCATACCTTTTACGGGGCGGCTAGAGTGGTTCTAGCATGATAACATGAACCAGTAAACCATCTAGTTGTTGTACCCCCCCCGTAAAAGGTATTCATCACAATGTACTTAAATCCATTTGTAATGATTTAGTCCAATCATAAGCGTCACTAATATCATCAAATACTAAAGCTTCTGGAATATTAGGAACGCCTTTATTTTCATCAATCATAATAGTGTAATTTACAATACTTTGATTAGTATCAGCATAACTATTTACAGCACTAACTGTACCAAAAAAGAATTTACCACTAATATAACTGAAAGCTAGTACCTCATCACCAACTTTGTAATGAGGTACTTTAAATTGATTTTCTTTTCCACTAAAATTAACTTGCATAGGCTATTGCTTCATTAAGAGCTTTATTCATATTATTATTTGCTGAACCCCAAACAAGACTATTCATACGTTTCTCACCTTCAAGGTTTGCAACATTACAATAGAATCCTGTAATTGCATTATAAGCACCCCAGGCAGTGCCACAAATATCTTTTTGACCAATACCATCAATATAATAATCCATCATATTGTAAAGTTGATTAGACTTTCTTGTACTAATCTCTACAGCATCAATCAAATGATAATCACGACTAATAAGACGTTTATAACCATGATTAGGGTCAACTTCATTAAGTTTAGCTATTTCAGCAGGAGTAAGCTGAAGTTTACAAATATATTCAGCAACTTGGTCATCAGTCATCTTAATAGTAGCAAGATGACGATAAAGCTCTTGAGCATCAATAGCATGAGAACAAGCAATCTTTAAAACTTGAGCACCAAGTTCAAGTTTCTCTTTTACAGACTTAGTATGACGAAGACGAATATGACAAGCAGCTTTATCAAGAGCACCATTAAGCATATTAGTACAAATAACTCTGACAGGAGTAATCATAATATCTACAGATGAGTTACCTGCATGTCCATTACTGAACACAAGATAATTATCTATAACATCATCTTTACCTACAGAAGTTTGTACTGGAAGTTTAGCACTAACATATACTTTTTCGCCCATATTAAGACAAGCAGCTTTATCCCAAATAGCTTTACCTTCTCCAATAGCATTATTAAAGAAATTAAAAGCGTCCATATTCTGAACTATTTCATACTTATCTTTAACAATACCCAATGGCATATTAATATCTGTTCGATAAGTTGCAAAAGCATTAGGACACTCACGATAAATACTACCATCGTGAACAAAACTATCTTCTCCCACTTCATTATTACTACCGATTCTAAAAGGCATTTTACTTACAAGTTCACACTTTTGAACTGTCCAATCAAGTTCAGCAGTTTTCATTACTTCTTGTGCAGTTGCACAATTACTTACATCTTTACCCAATACCCATGGGAGTCCACCACGATTAAATTTACTCATAACTCAGCGTTATTAAATTGTTAAACATTAAATTAATTATTTCTCATCATCATAATGAAGAGTAGGTGTAGGAGGAAGATTTTCTTGTTTATCTTTATCTTCTCCTGTATAGTTAGGATTTAAATCTTTAATACTCCATGCATCACGTAATACATTTGAAACAATAAGTTCTACACTAACTATATGGCTCTTTATGTCTTCACCATTATATTTAAGATATGAAGCATTACTTGTAGCATCAGATAAATCTTCTGCTAAAATATTAATATTAAGAAAAGTATTAGCTTTTACTTTAATATTTGTTTTAACTAAATATACATTATACATATCATTTAATTTTATTCGTTATGTCTTTGTTTATATGATTCTAGTTCTCTATAATAGTTATTGTTTATATCTTGAGCAGCATCAAGTATATTTTTGACAGCTTCTGTTTTATTTGCATTAGATTCAGCAGCTCTATATTTGTCATATAGCTTAACAAAAGTGTCATAATATTTACTTAAATCTTTACAAGTTTCTGTTAAAACGATATTAATTTTGTATATATGAAAACAAAACTTAATTAATAGTACTAGCATTGTTATCAACACTAGTACTACAACACTTAAAACTGATATAACCATTATTTAATAGTTAAATTATCATTCTCAACAACTTTAGCGATATTAGAAGTACAACCTTCATCTGTAAGTTTAACTTTCATAGCTTTCTTATCAACAGAAGGTTTAAAACTCCAACCATCTTTAGATACATCACCCATCTTAGCGAGAAGATTATAACCATCGCCTTGAAGAAGATTACTCATAGATACAGGAATAGTTACATTTATAATAACATCATCCATATCTTCAATATCAACTTCAGCATTAGTTATTTCTCCTTCTATTTTGGCGTTATGAAGTGCAGCATCAAGAATAGCATTAGCATCAATACTATCAGCTTGATGAAGAGTATTAGTATAAATGCCATTAACAACAGTAGTTTTAAGAACATCAACAAGATTCTCAATCTTCTTATCGTCAAGTTCTACATTTACACTCTTTCTTATACCAACTCTACCAGTACCCCAATCAATCCACTTTTTACCTTTCTTGTCTTCTGTACCATAATTTCTAATAGCAAATAAAACAAGATTAGTAAGACCTGTAATTGTATTATCTTTAGATTTCTTGAGTTTAGCAAGTCTATCAGTCTCAGACTTAATAGCAAGAAGGTCAGCTTTAAGCTTATTGATATAATTAGTAATACTTTTAACTTTATTAGTCATTTCTTGACCATTAAGCTCAAGCTTTTTCTCCATTTCTGGAGTTATTTCTCCACCTGCTTCTTCAATTTCTTCATAAAGAGCATACAGTTCTCTATCAATATCGAAAATACTTTTTGCCATATTATTTAATTATTTAATTATTTAATTGTTGTAGTTATATCTACATTATGAGAATTTGTATCATCACCAGAATAACTACGTCCTACAGTAACACGAATTTCAACTTCAGGATTAGCTACTTCAAAATCATTAATTACACTAAGAATACTTTTCTTTAAATTCTCTACACGTTCTCTTACTTCTTTAATAGTCTTTTCCATAATTTTATAATTTTACTTTGTTATTACTTTATAAATCTTTAATTCGTCGAAACCAAAAGTTTTCATAGACTTTTTACAAAGTCTATCTTTATAAATTCTGTTATCCTTTATGTAAAATTTATCTCTAATTAAACCAGGATTAGTTCTAACAGTATTTATAAATTGTTTTGTAAGGTCTTTTTCTTTTACTCTAATGATATAATTTTGTTCAATGTCATCTGTTGAAACAATATCTATACCATCATCGCTTAAATCTACAGATTCATTATTTACTACACACAAAGGACATTCATCAGTTAACATGAATACAGTTTCAGCAGAACAATAACCATTTGATTCAAGCCAATCTACAGCTTTTTCGTTATCATCAGCAGCAGTTTCATTTTCTGCGAAACAATCAGTTACATCATAAACTTCAATTTGTCCGGAATTATAATTTAATATACTTATCCACATGATTATTCAGGATATACTTGTTGAATTAATTGTTTAGCTAATTCACACATCATAGGATGAACTTTACCACTAACTTGATTACTACGTAAAGCAATCCAATGCTCCCAATCATCAACAAAAGCAGTATGAACTACTTGTGTTTTAGTATTAAGAGGAAGAATTTCTCTAGCTTGTTGCGCAGTCCAACCAAGTTCACGAGTTTTACGATAAACTAAATCACAAATTTGAAGACCATAAAAGAACCAATCTACAGCAGTCCAATTATCTGTATATTGTTCTTCAATTACATTATTATCAAAGACTTCATTATCATTAAAGAAGCCTTCACTATAATCATGACCTTCATCAGTAGGGTCAACATCTGGAACCCAAGGAAGTTTAGCAACAGTTATTCCATTACCAAATTTACCTTTATCGTAAGCACAATAACGAGTAGATTCTTCACTTACACTATTAACTCTATGACGATTAAGTTCACGACTAGCACCAATATCTGTTATAAAACAAACAGTAGTTCTTGGCATATAGTAAGGACAATTAGGAGTTGTATCTATAAACTCAAGAGTATCAATAGCGTAATTTTCTATTATTACTCTAAGATTTGTAGTAACATAAAGATAACCATCATGATTATTAGTTCTACTATATTTATTATGCTCATATACACCTTCCCACATAGCAGCGGCTCTAGGCATGAAAGTAGGAAATTTAAGATGAACTGTAGCATGTTCACAACAACTTAAATGAAGACTTGTTAAATCTACATCACCATAAGCATTTGGAGCAAGTATCCGTTCATATGGATTCTTAGGGTCTACTTTATTATAACCAAAGAAATCATGTCCTTTGAAAATAGTTCTAAGAAGAAAATTATAAGCATCTTCATTTTCATTCTTTGGAGTAGATTGATAAGCAACACGAGTACATTTAGCTATATGTTTAAAAATAGCATCAAGTGTATAACCATCTTGTTTCCAAACTTCAACACTAGGATTTACAACTTTAATCATATTATTTACTTTTTACGTTTAACAAAATCTGTTCCAGCTTCATAATCTTCATGAGATATAGCAACTATATTCTCTTTATGTTCACTAGTAACAGGAATTTCTTTATCATCAGCAGATAAATTATATACATATCCATCTTTATCTCTACAAAGATGTTCAAAACCATAAGCAGCTATAATTTCATTAGTTACATCTCTCTTACTGGTTTCTTCGATAAGAATAAGTTTATCTGTTTTAACAAGATTAGAAATATCAATGAAAACTGTATCTACCCGCCCCGTAGAAGGTATGGTAGGTTCATGTCCATTATCACTAGCTTGCCAAGCTAATAACATATTACAATAATTAGCTAAATCTTGAATAGTATCAAACATACTTTCATCTTCAACATTAGGATTACTGTAACCTTGAAAATCATCTTCAATAAGATGAACCAAACGATTAGCTTTATCATACATTCTAGCTAGACCATATCTATAGCCTAGTTTATCACAACCTTTATTGAAAGCATTACCATAATCAGCATTCTTCTTAGCCATAAGACTAAGCATTTTGTTTTGTTGGTCACGTAATGCAACAACTTCAGGAGTTACAAGATGCTCTGGAACTACAGGTCCAAGCACCGCTTTCCAATACTTTAAATCACTTTCTGTCATAATTGTTATTTTATTAAATTAAATATCAGTCATTCCCACAGCTTCAATAGTTCTTCCACTATGTAAATGAATTAAATGATTTTCCATACATTCTTCAGTAGTTCTATTGAGAGGAAAAGCAAGTCTATTTTGTAGATTATAATATCTAGCAAAATCTTTAATATCATCAAACCATAATATGTGGCAGCCTATACAGAACTTCCATTCTTTATAGCCTAATTTCTCAGGTTCATCTTGTCCACATTTAATAAGGTCAACGAACTTATCTTCATAAGAAATACTTGAAACACAAAATGAACCAATTTTAAATTCATCACGTTTAAATCTAAATATAGTTTTACCACTAAGAATATAATCAGTATAAATACGATTAAATACATTAATAGCAGTTTCAATATGAACTATAGCACCACGACTAGTTTCAACCCAATTAGGTTTACCAGGTTTAAGTCTAAGTTGAGTATTAGAGAATACAGCCTTATGAATAAAACTAGGAATAGGTTCAATGGTTCTTTTATAATAATTGGCATAATATCTAATATACTTTATTCTAGAAGTATAATTAGGTTTTCTCCAATCATCAACAGAACTATTCATCTTAGATAAAGCTTCTTTATAATTAGCTTCTGACTTATCAGCATATCTCTTAGCAAGTTTATCAAAATCTTCAGCTTTAGCTTTATCTTTGATTTTTACTTCTTCAATATAATCATCAGACCAATTCTTATCAAGTTCTTTCCAACTAATACCTTTATAAAGACAAAACTTAGTATAGAACTTACATTTCTCAATTTTAAGTTTTTCTTCATCAGTAAACAGTTTATCTTCAAGAATGGTTTTAATAGTAGGAAAATCAACTTTATAATCGTTTACCCAATATGGCTTAGCATATAAAGGTTTACACTTGGGTATAAACTTATATTTATCAGCAAAAAGTTTAATCTCAGTAAAATATTGTTCTCGATTTACATCATAGTAATAAGGGATTTGTTTACTTACACTATTAAGAACTTTATATTCATGATAAAACGTTCCAAGATACTTTTTAATAAGATACGTCATGTGCATCTTAATAAGTACTTTCTTATTCTTTGGTTCAGTTATATCATAAAGAGGAATATCTTCATCAGTCTTATAAATAGTATAACCTACTGGAAGACCAGTTTCAATACTCCAAGAATAATCAGTTCCTTCTTTAATTACAGCTATTTTACGTTCACGGTTAATAACAGCCATACAAGCACCTTTAAGACCTCCACACCAGCCTTCTTTATCCCAATTCTCTTTAATATAATCAGGAGTAAGTTTTGTTCCTACTGACTTTCCTCTATGGAAGAAATAACCATAACCAAAACAATAACAATGAAGTTTACCATCATACCAACCAGGTTCATCACGATGAATACCTTCATGAATACCGGCATCTTTAGTAAACGAATGTTTAACTTTACCTTTAGGTTCAGCACCTACTTTACTTTTAGTCATAATTCTATTTTTAAAATGTTCTACAACAATTACATTTTCTGTAATATTTTAAATTCTCATATAACGGATTGAAATTTGGGTCGTGTATAATTATTCCACGATTTACCAAAATGTCTCATAGCGAGCTAAAAAGTGACAAATTTTGAAACTTCGATACACATACCGGATTTGTATGCCAGGGCACTTGAGATAAATGTAATATTTCAAATTCTCGTGTAAGGCGTTCAAATTCAATTTGTTACGAAGATATAAGCAGGCATGAGAAAGCCGCTCACGTAGCAAGGAAAGTAGGTCTAAGCGTACATACCTTTTACGGGGCGGCTTTCATGCTAGATGATTATATGTTTAGTTGATATACTTCACCATCAACTTGATTATCTACAAGTTTAAGTTCAACATTAGTATCTTCAACTATAGAATTAAGAATAGAATCTTCAATAACTTCTTTAGGAATAGAAAATTTTGACCTACTATAATTATCTCTTTCAGCTCTGTAAAACTTGCCATCAGTATTACTCATACTAATAGCTAGAAAATAATCATTTCGTTTAATAGTTCCATTCCATCGTTTAAGAAACTTATAAAATATTCTAAACTTTATTTCTCTACTATATAATCTTCTAAACTTTGGTGAATACCAAGTTTTATGTTTATCTAATTCTTCTTTTACATTATCATAAGCATTTAAATTCATAATTTATCCATTACATTCTCCTTCACAAACAAAATCTATATTATCTTTATAAGTATTAAACTCATCAAGATTAATTACATAACCCATATTATCTTCAGGAACAAATATACCAAGTTGAAGAACACCAATACCAATCTTAGAAGTAACATTAGCTGGTTTATCAGATATAGATAAATCTATAATTGTAGCAATTATGGTCATTTTGGTAATAATGCCAATATGTTCTTTAGGATTATACATATTTCCATAATTATTTGTACATCTTTCTTGTTGAGATGGAACATAATGAACTTTAGAACCTACTCTAAGACCAGAATGTCTATTAATTATTTCTCTTATAGTAGAGTTAATATCATGTTCATCTTCTCCATTAACTCTCATTTGCCCTTCTTTAATATAAGCTTCAGCAATACCGTTCAATAATCCTTTAATCATAACTTTAAATTTTAATCGTTAATATCAATAGCCTTTGCATGAAAAGGAACACTCTTAACTCCAGAACGTTCTCTATACTCTACAAAAGCGTATTTACCAATAAATTTTTCTTTATTCTTTAAAATGTACTCTTGTCTTGAATGGTCAAAATTAAGAGTACATTCAAATAGTTCATCATTAATGTCGTTTCTAAGAACAAGTTTACAAAGATTAGTTCTAACTCCTTCAGGAACAACATCAACAATTTTGAACTTAGCATCATCAACTCGTTTATATTTAAGCATAGCTAAATTACGAGCACCAAATTGATAAGCAGAATTAACATCACGAACAATAAGACCTTCAAAACCGAGACTAATAAATTTATCTCTAAATCTTGTAGCATCATAAATATTGTTGATATTAACATCAGGTAATAATACGAGTTTACTCTTATTGTTAAGATGCTGTTCATAAGTATCAAAAGTATAACATAGTCTACTTATGTTATCAATCTTAAACTCACGTCTAGCTTCATAACTCATATTATCAATAGCAATATCATAACACCAATACTGAAGAAGTAGATGTTGAGGAAGCTTTTCATTCTTAACAAAACTATTAATATCATTTACTTTATAACCAGGAATATAAAGTTCACCATCAAGGCAAGCTCCTTCTTCAATCATAGCATCAAGCAAATCATCTTTAATAGCTGGAAGAATTACTTCATCCATCCAAGTAAGTTTAGAAGTCCAATCAGTACCTTCTCTAGAACGATAAGTAAGTCTAACAGGATTAAACATATCATTAGTTTGTTCAGCACCAACAATACATCTAACACCATTAATTTTATACTGACCTAAGTAACTACGTTTATCAAAAGGTTTGTTATCTTTAAGTACTTTTGCAAGCATTGGAAGAACAAAACCTTCATCAGTAGTATTATTCTTTGGAAGATAAGTATTAAGAAAGTTAAGAAGATTAACATCACCTTCTATATTTAAAGGAGCATTATCTTTAAGTTCAGAAGATTCTTTATATCCTTCTTTACGCTTAGCTTTAATACGAGATTCGATTTCGTTACCTCTACTAAGTTTAGCTTTAATTATTTCACTATGTTTATGCCCTCCTACAACACCATAATGAACTATATACTCATTATCTTGACCCCATTCGTGAATACTCCATGAAATCGGGTCACCTTTAGCATTTCTTTTAAATAGTATCATAATTTAATTTTTAATTTACTAATGAGTTTAGCTCTAGCTTGAGCATTTAATTGAGCAGCAGATGGAGCTTTTTCTTTCTTAGGTTTCTCAAAACCATCAAGAGTTCCTTCTTTAGCTTTCTTTCTAGTAGTACGAGTAGTCTTCTTTAAACCTTTCTTTTTATCATATATGATAGGAGGATTATCTTCTTCATATTTAAGATTACGTTTATGTAAAGCTACAAGTTTAGAAACATACTCATCTTTCTTATTTTCATCAATCCAACCTTGTTGAAGAGCATAATCAATTCCAACAAGAGTACGAGTAATCTCATATGTATAAGGAGTACCTATAGTTTGCATCATTCTCATATCATCTTTAATACGAGAACAATCAAGACGAACACAAGCTTTAGCAACAAATTCATCAGCACCACAAGTACTAACATCTTTAACAGCCATAGCTTGAACTTGCTCATCTACTATCATTGTATATTTCTTTGGGAACTTAATCATGAGTGTTTAGCAATAAGTTTAAATATTACAACTCTTTTTGGTTTACCAAGTCTTCCATGCGCATATTGAGCCATAGCTCCAATATTATCAGTTTCATAAGTTTGATAACATTTTGTTTTTGTCTTACAAGTATGAGTATCATAATCATAATGTAAAGGAAGATGAACTCTATCTCTATAAGGTATTAAAGAATCTATATTTTCATAGTCCTCAGTACCTTTATGAAAGTCAACTTCACCATAAGCAAAAACATTATCAGAACTCAAATTAAAAGATAAATCACCTCTATGTATGATAAAAGCTTTGCCATCATCAAGCAAAGCTTCTTCTTTTTCTGTAATTGGAGCCATAAGAATACGAACTTGTTCAGTTGGTTTTCCTTCTTTATTAGTCATATTAGTATGGTAAATCACAGTCTGATAATCTTTTGAAATAGGCATCGGAATTACCTTTAGTTTTTCTGTATCGTAACTCGACATATCTAAGAGTATCTTTTATAAAATTATCTATTTCATCGTTACTATATTTATAATGCAAATCTGCAAAATCCTTACATTCATAATTGTCAAGACCAAACTCACCACGAGTAATGAACAAATAAGGAATATTATAAGTAGTTAAAAGATAATCAGCACCATCACGACCAGTTCTATCAAAATCTAATAAACTAACAATTAGTCCATCATCAGCTAAACGATTCTTTAACCAATCATATTCGTTAGCTTTTAATCTATAATTTTCACTAGGAAGATTAACTACACCTATTGTTAAAGCCTTTCTATCCCCCCCGTAAAAGGCATGATTAACTAAATGATTACCTAGACTTAATCTATCTTTGCTTGATTTAGTAATTATAATATAATCATAATTATCTAATTCAAGATTAGGAAGACCTTCAAGCACATTACAATTAGTTATAAATTTCCTTTCTTTTGTTCTATCTCTAAGTGGGAAATAAAGTTTTATAAGATATATTCCTTGTCTATTTCTACCCAGCATATAAGCATAACATGGGTCTTTAGTTGTATATCCATATCTAGGAGTAGGATTACTACTTCTATCTATATAATACTGTTCAACAGGAATAACAAAATGAGTATTAAGATAAGCAAGATTTACACCAAGTTTATTCCAATAAGCTTTATCTCTACTATTCCAACTACGTGGAACAATTTCAATAATAGCTTTTCTGGATTTACTTTTAATAAGAGCATTTCTAATAGATTCGTCTATCTCATAATGATTAACTCGATTATCTATATCATCACTAAACACACTATAAATATGTTTAAGAATAAAATAGAAATCTTGTTTATTATCAGTACTAATAGGTCTTTCATAAACAATACTAAGAACGTAAGCTACTACATCATATACATCACCAAAGAAGCAGCCATTAAAATCTCGAACTTTAAGTCTTCCTTTCATATTGTATGCAATACCCATACTACTATCAGTATCATCATCTCTAAACACAGACTTAATAAGATGATTATATTTAACACAATCATCTACAACATTGATAGGAATATCTAGATATTTTGCAACAATAGCTTCTTGACTTATTCGAGACTCTATAAAAGCCTTTGTAAGTTTAGTAGTATTAATTGTACGTTTCATATTGTATAAATAAAAAAAAGGGATAGCGACACGAAGTATCGCATCACTATCCCTAGAACATTAAATCCATTAGAAGAATAATAACAATTTGCTTAGAACGGCATATCCGTATTTGCAGTTGGGTCGAAGTTACTGTAATTACCTACCATGTCATTACCATTTGTAGGAGGAACAATAGCAGCACCACCAGGCATACCAGGAATACCAGGAGCACCAATAGTTGGAGCTTTAGGTTCAGTATCCTTTGGAGTAATTGATTCCTTAACCTTATCTACAGTCAAAATAACTGGAGGAAGAATCTGATTATCTTTCATCTTAACAATCTCGACAAAACCATTGCCTACAAATGAAGGGAAAGACAAATCTTTACTCTTGTCAACATCTACCCAAGAACCTTTACGATTACGAACTGCACGAAGAAGTTTAATCCAACAATTAATGAACTTACCATTAGCATCCTTAAAGCAAGGCTTAGCAACTGCACCATCAGCAAGATTAAACTGACCATTAAGCATAGCAGCAGCGTTATCAAACAACTTACGATAACCATCGAGAACTGCCTGAGCATCTACTGCTTCATATTCAACATTACCATTCTCATCTTCTGTGAAATCAACAAAATCAAGAGTAAGTGCATCTTCCTCTTCAACAGTCATTTCACGACCCTTGAAATAGAACACGTCAAGAATATGCTTAATAGTATTAAGTACATTATCTACTTGCCATGCCTTATCTCCGTTAGGAATAGTATCAACATTACTCTCAATAGGGAACAATGTCTTAACTGCATAACGGCGTTCCTTTGCATCAGTGTGATTACTTGCAAATGTAAATACCAAACGAGGCATCTTCAAACCAGCAAATGAATTACCATCTGCACTCTGAGACCATTCAACAGTTACAGAATCAAGATGAGCCATAAATAAACCATTCTGAGCAGCATCTTTCTCATGGAACTTCAAACGGCTTACTGCCTGAGTGTTGTTATTAATACCTCTACGATTTACTTTCTTTGCAGCACCCTGCGCATTAGCTGCTGCACTATTAACCTTTTCTGTCATAACTTAATTAAGTTTTAAAACGTTTATAAAATTGACTAAAAAAGGGAGAAGATTATTATTCTTCTCCCTCATAAATAAGATTTTTATTTAATGAATGAAATTACTCTGCATTTGTATCTGGCTCTGCATCCTCAGCGTCACCTTTCTTACCGGTACGAGAAGGAACTTCATCCTTATACTCACCAAGAGCATAGAATGTAATCTCTACATCGTCCTTACCATTATTGTACTTAGAAACAATAGGGTTCTTGATGTCTACATCAAATGAACGCTTCATAGAAGTCTTGTCCTCAAGGTCTGACTTCAACTGCTCCCAGTTGTTAGTATCAGAGAATGAAAGCTTCAAACCAGTACCAGTTGCAGCACCACTTGCAGCAAGCTTACAACCACTTACAGACTGCATCTGTGGAGAAGGCATATCATCTACCTTGAAAGCAGCCTTAATTTCCTCATCGGTAGCAGTCTCAGCAAGCTCATAAGCAGCAATCAACTTATCACGATTATTCTTGATAACCTCATCTACATGCTCATCGAAGTACTTCTTCTTCTCTTCCTTTGTAAGACGAACATTAACCATAATAGGCTCACCTGTCTTCTTGAACATTGGAACACCCTTAGCAATATACCAAGTTGTAATAGCTGCTACACAAGCAGAAGTACCCTCTGGAGTATCAAGGTCAAAACCATTGTTCTGAGCAAACTCAACGATTGCATCAACACGATTAATTACAGCTTTCTCTACATCTGCTGCATCGTTAGCAAACATAATATTGTCACCAGGCATAAGACCAAGAGCCTTAGAAACTGCTCCTGAAACATAGAAAGAACCCTTTGTACTAGAAGCAACCAAAACTGGCTCTGTGATAACTGAGCTAACCTTAACACCACTTGCAACTACATTAATACCGAATGATAAACCGTTAATCTTCATAATTTTAAATATTTAAATTGTTAATAATAAATTATAGTATAATACTATTTAATAAACTCTATTTTAAATCCTTATTCTGTAGGAGTAACATCTTCTGTTAAATCTTCTACGTTTACAAAGTTGTCAACATTAGGATTTGTATTGTTAACTACTTCGGATAATTCATCATCAGACATACAACCCATTAAAATATCGCCAGCTATTTCTCTAGCTCCATAGAAAAAGGCTCTATGACCAATCATTATTCTAGTATACTTTTTAAAAGTATCTTTAGTAAACAAGTCAGCTTGTGCAGCTTCAACATAAGAGAAATGACCAGTAGCATGTGTTTCAATTACTTTGCCATATATCTTTTTATATCTTGTAAACTTGTACTCAGTAACAAAATCAATAGGTTTAGCTGCTGTTCTAACTACAGGATAATTACCTTCTTGAGCTACTTTAGTAGCTTGAATTGTATTAATACACTTAACACATTTACTAGATATTTGAAATTCATCATAAATATTACCTTTCAAATCTATATAATATCTAAGTGGATAAACACCAATAACATCATCAGTAGTTTTACTTTCAGCTTCTTTCTGATTTCGACATTTAACACAATAATCTGGGAGATGTGTTTCATCGTAAACACTATTACCATCAGTATATTTATACTGAGGTACATAATCTTTTGTTATTTCCCAGACTATACCTGCCCTTGATAACAGTGCTTTAGCGATGTGAACGTCAAGACCAGTTTTTCCATTAATAACATGAATATGTTCTATACAAGTACTAAATGGTAAGCGTAAGTCTTGTGCTCGCATTAAAATTGCAAGACCTTCATTCACACTTTTAACTCCACCTTTATCAGTAGCAATAATCTTCTTTAGAAATACTTCTGCATTTGCAAGTTGTTTCTCATCTAGAAGATTTAGAACTCTGATACCTGTATTAACATCATCATGTCTAACAGATAAACCATGATTTTCTTCGGCTTTTGTTTCAACTTCATTCATTATTTCAAAGAGCAATTATATTTGTTTCTTATTTACGCTGCAAAGATAAGCATAATTTTTCAATCTACAATACAATAATCATAATTATTATCACTTTTAACTTCAATTTCAGTTTTATTAAGAATTAGATGATTTGCGCCAATAACACGCTCATCTAGTTTTTTCTCCTCTAAAGAGCCTTTATAATATAAGGTGTATAATTGTACCTCTTTAGCGAATTGAACCTTTGAGAGCCTATATAAGTAGGTCTCCATGGTATCACACAACGGCGACGTAATTACAACAACGTCTACATTTACGGCTAAATCCTTATCGGGAGAAGCATTTGTAGACAAAACGTGAATTGCACCTTTGTTCATCAACTTCTGAGCTAAATTTTTCTGAGATTTTACACCAAGCATTTTTGGTTTTCCCTTATTAACTCCACTCTTAATTAGAACTTCATTTCCGTTATCATCAATAGCAGGAATATTTTCTACTTTATCATGATAATTATAACAAGTATTATAATGAGTATTATCATTAATATATTTAGTTACTTCATTTGCAAAGTCACCATGTTTATTAATAATAAGAATATTCTTATCTGCATTGTCTTCAACAATCTTTAAAATATAACTAAGTTTCTCATCAGAAGAAGCAAGAGCAAGACTTCTACTTCTAATAATTTCGTATATTCCACTAGCACGTTCTTTAAGGGCATTTGGAGAATAAAGTTCATCTATTTCAACATTAAATTGAATAGTCATATCAAGATTCTCATTCCAACCATTTTGACGAGCTATGTTATAACATACAGCCATACTAGAACTATTAGTATTACTATTACCTAGACGAGCCATCTTAATTGTTTCAAAGTCACCAAAGATAGCTATAGCAGTAGATATTTCTTTATTATAATAATCAAGTTTCTTTTTAAGATTACTATCTTCATCTATAACTAAAGGAACTAATACTTCTTTTACGGGGCGGCTAGAACGGATTTCATCTACACTAGCTTGATTATAATAACCAACTCTAGGAATTAGATTATTAATCTGTTCTAACTTACCAGTAAGTAAAGTTGATGATAACACTAACTTAAACTTTGCTTTGTCTAGCAGACCCACATAACAATAAAGACATTCTTTAGGATTATAAATAACCACTAAAGTAGGATTTAGATGACTAAATATATCTGTAGCTTCACTAACAGTTAAAATTTTAATCAATCCTCTAGTAATAAAATTACTATAAACATTAGCATGAACAGGTTCACTCTTATGTAATAAATAATCATTAACTTTGTCTTTATCTACAAAGTCTGCAACTATAATATCAGTCTCTATTGTAGGACTTTTATTATACATTGCAGGAAGTATCATCAATAAAGGTCTAAGAACATCTAAAGGAGCAGGAATTATAAAAGTTCCAATTCCTTTATTTATTCTCCATTGATAAACACTTTTTTCATGCAATTCTTCTTCTGTCATTGTTCTTCTTCATTATCAAATAAATCATTATATAATCCAAAATTCTTCTTTAATAAAGATTTTCCACTGAGAGTTTTATTCTTTGAATTACCTTTCTGATTAGGACTTATTCCGAGCTTAATAGGATTAATAATCTTATAAGCTTCTTCATAATAATAAGCATAATCTATATTACGCTCACTAATATCTTTATCATCAAGTAAATTAAGAATTTGTACTGGTTTTCCACTAGCTAAAACGCTACGAGCACCAGTAGTTACATGTTGCTTCATAATCACAACTCCTTTAGTAGAAACATAAAATCTAACATGACGTTGACTACGTACATCTACTACTTCTCCGTCAACTACTTTTTGATAAACAACTTCAAATTGTCTACCTACATTTTGAGTTTTACAGAAATCAAGAATATCTTTATGATTACGAAGGGTTTCCATTACAGATTTACCATGAGCAAAATACTCAAATACAGCAGTAGCTACAACTGGCATATCATAACCCTTTTTAAGGTCTTTGATATACTGCTTTGGGTCTAGTGCTCCTTTATACTCAATTTTATCGTTACTTTGAATATCAAAATAGTTATTCACATTTAAACTAACAAGTATCTTATAATGTTCATCATCAGCAGACATCTTATTAGTTTCATTCCATTCTTTACAAATTTGATTATAAACATCAACTTTATCATAAGGAAGTTTTATAACGATACCATCAGTATTTGCACTAACTACATGTATTCCTGCTAATTCAAGAGATTCACAAAGAGTCATTGTCATTAACTGACCATTAATTGTAACTCTCATTTGTGCAAGTCTATCATAAAGCCAGAAATTTTCATAGCCATACTTTCCGTAAATAGCATTGATTACAATCTTCAATGCTTCTGCTGCAAGTTTATTATGAACTCCTGGTACTACAAAACCATCTTTATCGTCTGTATGTTTACATTTAACACGAGTTTGTTTAAAGTAATCTACCATTTTTGCAAACACCTTACGATTAAGATGTGCAGGCACTACTTCATAACTTATCATAATACTCGGATAGTATGATGTATACAAATTTGTTAATCTACATATTTCTATGTAGTTCAGACTATATCTTCATTGCGCACCATAATAGTTCTTTCTCTACCCTTACCACTAGTAATAACATTTCCGTCATTATCAAGATAATGCCAAATATATCCTTTACCAGTCTTTTTAGAACCATTACAACAACCTAATAATGTGGATTTTGCAAGTCCACTAGCTTTACAAGCTTCATCGCTATTTTCATATTCAGCAATCTTATGACCATCATATCTATCAAATTGACCAATACGATTAAATTTAAGTTTCCTCATCTTTTCACGGAACTCTTTAGTTTTATGAGTTTCGTGAGATTGAGTAGCCCAAGCTAAACGTTGACTATCTGAATGATAAGTATCTTTAATCATAAGATTATATAGTTTAGACAATCCATAAGACTTTTGATAATCTCTTTCTTTTTCAAATAGATTTTCATTAGTCTCTTCAAGTATACTAACTTTGAATTTATCTATACCATATTTATTATAATCAGCTTGTAATCGTTTATTAGGATGATTACCTAGTCTAAGATTACTATAATGTTTTACTACACGTTTATAAATATCTTTAGAAGAACCAATATAATTTTGATTATTTACTTCACAAGTAATACAATAAATACCACTTTTATCTTTTAAGTGAGTAAAATAACCATAATATACATTTTGATTACTTCTAACTTTACCATAACCATTAAAACCATCAGGAGTAGCATTTTTATGTTTTCTACTTACCTTAATCTTAGACACGTCAAATACTAACTTTAATTTCGACAAATCTTTCATAATCTTTATAATTTAAATTATTAATAAAACATTGTGAAACAAAGATAGTATCTTTTGGGTAATAACACAATGCAAGGTGCTTCGATTTAAATAAATTTAAACCTACGTCTTACGACTAGTCGTTGAACCTTCTTCCTTATTAGGAAGCTCGGCTGCGGATTGTCCAATATTATCTTCTTTTACTATACTCTCAGTCTTTCTCTGAGACCAGCATCTACATTACTGCGATGATTAGTGAGATAATCTCTAAGGAGTTCCCCGTCAATTCACCTTGTTTAATCACGACTTACATCAATCGTGATGAACATAAACATATTTATCAGTACTTTCAAGTATTACAGGTTTGTCTTGAGTATGAATACCACCAGTTGCTAGAGTATATGTTGTGCCATAAAATTCTATTTCACGTACAAAACTATCTTTATTAGTTCTATATATAACAACTTTCTTCATTTCTTCAAGTAAATCTTGAAGTTGTTTAGTTTTAAACTTAATATGAGGAAATATTATTTTATTAAAACTAAGAGCAGTTCTTTGTGTACGAAGATTTTTAAAAGCATCTTCGTGTAAACCACTACGTTCAGCATAAAACTTATTTAATAGTTTATCTGCAATATTACTTCTAGCACTACATAAGAAGTTTATTCTATAAGCGTGACCAAGACTATATCTAAGTATAACTTCATCAGGCTTTTGCCTTACCATTTCACAACAAAGAAATACATCATTCTTGTTATAATATAACATAGGCTTAACATATCTAGGAAGAAGATACCTACTAAAGTCAGCAGTAATCAAACAATTTAATTGTTCGTTTGTCATGCCTTTATATTCATTTCTTTTTCTATATATATCGCCTTCTTCATCGTCAATAGGAGGAAGTTTAAAATCAAGAAGATTATACCATTTAAGATTAATACTAACTTGCTTTAAACTTTTACCATACTTCTTACGTTCACCAGTGTCTTTATCTATATTTACTCCAGCAGAATTAAGAGCAAATATCTTAAACAAATCTACAGTTACATAATAAACTCTATACTTACGAATAAGATTTAACAGTTTATCTTTCCATAAAGCATCTTTATCATCTTGTAGTGAAATAATCTTATCATTTACTTCTTTAAGAAATAAACAAAGTTGTTTTGTATTATCAAAACGATTCCAATACATTAGAAATGCTTTAATAAGCATATCATCATATCCTTGATTGTTATAACCGTATAAATCATATCTATCAACAGAGCCATCTTCATGTTCTACAGGTCTCATTTTTTCAAAGAAATCTACAATACTCAACATTTGAGAATCATCTGTATCACTAACATAAAATATCCAGCTTTTAACTTTATCAAGTCTAGATGTTATTTCTTCAACTGTTAAACTATCAGTAAGAGCACCTTTACAATCTGCAAATTTAGCAAGATAATCTTTTAAATCTACAAAAGTAAATGAAATCATATTCTCAAAGACTTCCAAATCTACAGCTAAACTATGAATCATTTATTATTTTTACTATTTCCATTCCATTATAATTATTATTTTTATTAGCAATAAGCCATTTAACTAGACGATTACGAAAATCATCGTATTTATTATCATCTATAAACTTAATAAAAGGAGAGTAATTTGTACTGTAAACATAAGGAGCTATATAATATAGTTTATCTTTACCTTTAGTAATATCAAAACCAAAATTAGTAGCAGCACTACCAAGAAGCATTATCTTATTGATAGCATTCATTCTAATATCAGCAAATGTATGTAACATACATCTATGAATTATATTTTCATTTACAGGACATTTATCATCAAGCTTACAACGAATAAGAGGAACAATAAAGGGGTCTAGTTGCTCTAGCCCCCCCGTAAAAGGTATGATAGTTTCTTTCACTATTTCCACATACTTACTAAAAGTCATTCCTCTATTCTTATAAGCATTGTAATCAACATTTGGTACAACAATAATCATACCAGACATTGGATTACCAACACCACTAAGACATTTACACTTAGTATTAAACATACCTAAAGGACAACCTTCACATACTTTAGGAATCATAATTACTTACCATTGATAATTATGGTAAACAGTATTACCACCAGGATATTTACTAATAGTCATCAAACTTGGAAAGTTACAACCATTTTCAATACGCTTACGAGCTTTAATTTTATCAATTCTTTTCATAATTAATTAATCTTTAGTAGGTTCAACATAATCTTCTACTTTTATAAACTCCTTAGTATTAAAATCATTATATATAGAAGCTACAAACATGAAGATATTATCACGTTTACCCCAAGTTTTATCTAGCTTACGTTTATAACCGTAAGCAACAACTGTACCATCAGCCCTAGCATCAAGTTTAGCAATTTTATAATACTGGCGTTTAACACCCCAAGCATTATTATTTTCAAATATATAAACATCGCCAACTTTAATAGGACAATTAGCAATAATATCAGCAGAAGCTTCTTTATTAAGAGTTTCCATTCTACTCTTATATTCAGCTTCTATTTCTTTCTTTTTACTAATGTAACATTGAACACGTTCATTAAAAGAAAGTTTATTCCAATCATTACAACACATTTATTTAATATTTTAAATTCTTGTATACATACCTTTTACGGGGCGGCTTTATGATTAATCATGCCACACCCATAAAGGGCTTAAATCGCAAATAAATACGCATTATGCGAATTTCGCTAGCGTACACGTAGACTAATTGACCATTCTGCCAGGTCGAAATCGAAAGGTGTGTTAACATTCTCAGGCATTATAGTTACAAGTTTATGCACTTTATTATCATCTTTAATAACTGCTTTAGCACCAACTACAACACCATAAACTTTATTAATTCCACCTTTATTTTCAAGTTTTACAGAATCATTAACTTCAAGGTTAGAATTTTTAAGAACTACATCAGCTATTACATTTTCGTAATATTTAATTTGTTCTTTACAATCTTCTATTCCTTTAAGAAATTTTCTATAATCTAAAGGATTTAAATTAACTTCATCCATATCTTAAAATTACTTTTTCTTTAGCTCTACTGACTGCAACATAAAGTCGTCGATTAATATCTTTAGCGTTATTGTAAGGATGACCATTCTTGTCATAAACAATGTCATTAATGTCAACCATACTAACGTTATAAGTGCTACCTTGACTCTTGTGTGCAGTTACAGAGAAACCATAGTCTAAATTACGATAATGAAGTACTGTTCCATCAGCTTTTGCTATATTAATTAATATCAAACAACTTTCACGGAACTCAAAGTACTTCTTCCATTTAGCAGCACGTTGTTGTTTAGACGCATTTTTAGCTTGTTCTATTAAATCATTGCATATATCACAATATCTCTTAACAGAATATCTATCTCTATGGTCTAGAACAAATAAAGGAGAAGTAGTTTGTCCACCATGAACAGCTTGGAACTTAACCATAAATCCTTTAATGCTATATTTAGGATGAGTGTAATTAGCAATATCTTTTACAATATAATCTTCACTATTTCTTATAATAGTCTCTTTAAATTCATTTACAAGAGTTATATAAGAAGTAATTAAATCATTTTTTGTAATAACAGATTTTTCGCTGTCTTTAATTATAGCTTCTCTAATAAACTTATTCCAAGCAGAAACAGCTATATTGGTATAAGCTATAACTTTGACATAATCTATATTTTTAGTTATTGCTTCATCACTGAACTGAAGTTCAACTTGATGCTGAAATTCAGCACTATTACAAACCATAAAACCTTTAGTCATTGTAGAATCAAACTCACTTTTATGTGTACTTATATAATTAAGGAACGTAAAAGTATTATGTTCTACATCATGTCTAAGCATACTACAAAGTTCTCTTATAGGATTATCTTCATCTTGTCTTACAATTTGAGTTAATCTATAAGTTGTAACATTCTTAAAAGCAGAAGGTTCAAGTTCATTAACAGGAGGTACTTGGTCAACATCACCAAGAAGTAGAAGTTTACAACAATTGTTAATTAAAACTTTACACATATAATTAAACAAAGCTTTATTAATCATAGAAGCTTCATCAACTACATAAAGATTATAATCTTCAACTTTTATTCTACCTTGACGACTGAATTGAATATCTCGTTCATTGAATTTGTCAATATTATAATCAGGTCTCATTCCATAGTCTGATTGAATAGTATTAACATTAACTGGTAAACCTGCAAGAGAATCACGTATTACTCTACAAGCTTTATGACTTGGAGCACTTACACCAATTTGTGAAAAACTAATATTACAATTCTTTAAAATAGTCTTTAAAAGGAATGTTTTGCCAACACCACCTGCACCAACTAGAGCACGCTTAAAATCTTTACGATTAAAAGGCTTATTGATAAACTCAATAAGCCCTTGATAAGCTTTTTGCTGGTCCTTTGTAAGACCAGCAATTTCAGCTCTATTTTTATCAGTCCTATTCAAAGGACCTCCAACTAATGTATCTTCATTGTGCATTTATTCATCCTCATTATCTTGTTTTAAATTATAATATAAATTATGTGATTTTAAAGAACGAAAATCAGCATATAATACTCCTACACGTCGAACAATTCTAACAATTATAGTCCAGTTCCTACAAAATGGAACATATTGTTCTTTGTTTAGTTTCTTAAATAATCTATCAGTTTCATTTCTTATTAAACACGTATATTTACCATTATCTTGACCATGTATAGTAAACACTCTATCAGCTTCATGTAAATCAAATGATTCAGGAGTAAACTCTAAAGTTATATCATTAGTTCCTATATCTGTTATATCTACACCACTTTTAAGTTTATGTTTATATACACAATTAGGAATAACAACATAAAACTTTCCGTTATCATACCGACATGTAGTCTCTATATGTTTAGTCAAGACTTTATCTTGTTTAAGAGCAGGTGCTCTAGTCTTATGTTTAACCTTAATCTTGAAATTAAGGTTAACTTTTAATTTGCTGAAATCTGTAACCATTACTTTTTCTTATTAGAAAGTTTATGTTCCTTCTTGATTTTCTTAGCTTCTCTAGCACTTACACCAGCATCTTCAAATTTAAGATTAGAAGCCTTAACAGTTCTACTACGATTAAGAATATAACCGCAATAATGAACTAGAAAATCAATTCTACCCCACATGTGAATACCAATTACAGTGTTAGTTGGAACAATGATATGATTACCATTGATTTCAGCAATACGTGATACACACTTTAAATCCTTTCTTTCATCATGTTTTTTAGCCATTTTACAAAAAGTTTAATTAATACTATTATTATTTAATACAGCATGAATATAATCACGCTTTTCTTTATCATATTTAGCTCTAAGTATTCTAATCATATCTTGAGCACACATAAGATTATGTTTCCTAATATCAAATATAACATTAAGAGCTTTATGAAAATCTTTAGTAGCAAGCATGGTATTATATATTAATTTAAAACCAGCTTTAGTATTAAGAGTTTCACTATTATGAAAAGGAATAAACGGTGTTCTCATAACCTTATTATATTAATTAATATTATTACTTCATCAATAAGATGATTATACTAAACGTTCTATTGGTATTTTTTCATTGAAATATTTAAATCCTACAGGAGTGAGAATAACATATATCACATTTTTATTATTTATAATAGCACTATGAACTTTATATTTTCTATTATTATAAATAATTTCATCGCCAACATGAATATTATAAGATTCTAATACTTTATTACTTAAAGCAGTACGTTCTTTTTTATATTCAACTTTAGCTTTTTCAAGAATACCTTTAGTTTCTTTAAGTTTAACTTTAAATTCTTTTGCTTCCATAATTATTATATTTTTCTTATACTAATAAGAGCTGCAAAATATTCTAAATCTTTATTTTCATCAAGCTCAACTTTTATCATAGGAATATTATAATGTCTAAAATCTTTATAAACTTCAGTATAAAGACTTACAATAGTTCCTACTTTACCATTAGCAATCATAACTCTATCTCCTACTTTAAGAGGAATATGATTATCTTTAAAGAATTTATTAGTTAAATTCTTAATCCTATTATCATAATCTTTACGAGCAATAGATGCTTTTAAAATAAAATAAGAAATAGTTTCTTCTTTAATATTTTCCATAATTATTAAAATAAATCGTTTAATTTATATTCTTTTCTAACTTTATAATCAGTACGGTCTTGATATAAATAACCAATCAATATAACTTCGTTATTTTTATCAATTCTAGCACTAATTGGTTCAAATGTCATAGGAGTACATTCTTGACTAATAAGTTTATTAGGAGTAATATTATTCTCTATAAGAATTTTTCTACCTACTTCACGTAAACCTTTATCATAATCTTCCATAAGTTTACTTTTAAACTTATCATCATTACAATTATGTGCTCTATTTTTAAAATCTTCAAAAGGAGCAATAGCTATTATATATTCTTCATATTTCATAACTTTATTATTTTATTTATTAGAAGTCCTGCTTGGTTTCGCACCATAAGCCGTATTACTACACTTAGCAGGACTTAATTAATTATGTTATGATTCTAAGAAATCTCTTACATCAATATAATCTATACCAAAATTCTCAGCACACTTTTTATCTGAATCTGAAAAATCTCCTGGTTTACCAGAAGCATCTCCAATCATAATACATTCATCTTTAGAAAGTATTTTATATTGATTATATAATTGTTCTAGCATTCCAGTATTAGGTTTTCGATAAGCATTATTCTTATCCATAGAACAACAATATAAACTATCAACAAATGTGAAGTACATAAGTCTATAGTTTAAATAATCTTGACATATACTTGCTATAGCATTTATTTTAAATTTAAAAAGATATTTAGATATAACATCTTTTAAACCACCTTGATTACTTACTATAAAAAGTATATTAAGCATAGGCATTCTTTCTACAATTTTAGCTAATACAGGAACTTGTACTCTAAAATCACTAAAATCTTCAGGAAATGTTTTACCTGATGCAGTTTTAATTAAAGTACTGTCTAAATCTATAAACAGTACTCTCTTATTTTTATATTTCATAATTCTTTATTTATAAAAGTTATTATACTATTCTCTAGTCGCCCCGTAAAGGAATGTTGTCATACAATCATTCTCTTTTTCTAGTTTATCACATATATTAGTTATGAAATTAATACCAGCATGTCTAACAGCAATTATATCTTTAATTACAGTAGTCATATCATGATTACTTAATTTCATAAGAAAATATATGGTTCTAAAACCTCTACGAGTATTAAGAGGAAAGTTATAAGGAATAACATAACCTTTACGTTTTGAAGAACGTTTATAAAAGTCTTTTTTATCAACATAACCATTACATTGTACAACTTCTCCAAAATCAGGCACACAACAATGTTTTGTATCAAACTGATAAAGACAACTATTACATAGTATCATAGTCTACCCTTTCTTCTTCTAATAGCTCTACGTCTACTTTCTCTACGTTGAGCCTTACCATCAGGAAAACTACTACTACAAGCTTTTAAGCTAGGTCTTTCATTAGCACTAAGTATAATACTTCGTGTATTATAATAGTTTCTAACATCACCTACATATAAATCTTCGTCACCCATAATTTTATACTTTAAAATCTCTTTCTATGTTAACATTACTATTATTATGAAGACTAGCAAAACGTAAATGACGTTGAATAGCATTTTTAATACCAAGTCTTATAGTCATTTCATTATACTTATCATCTTCATCATCAACTTTAACAGTTATATTATATTTATACAAACTCATACTTTAAATATATTATCAAGAATATCTCTAAAATTAGGATTATCTATTACATACTGAGCATCAGCTTCATTTTTAAATACTGAATTACCATAATAAATATCACTAGTAGAATTAATAGCAATAACATTATATTGAGGATATTCTGTAGTATTATAATAGAAAGCTATTGCATATCCATGGCTAACTTCTTCAGCATTAAATTTCCAATCACCATTAAAATATCTAGCAATATCCATAAGATTAGCTAAAGCAACTATTTTCTTACGACTTGATGCGTTTATAGCAATAGATGGAATAACATATTCACAAGCAACAATAGGTTTTAATTTATACATTTCTTCTATTGTTAACCATTTACGTTTAAAACGAATAATACCTTTATCTAAATCGCTATTATCTTTATCAATTACATAACCATTAGGTAAATCAAATTCTACAGATTTTAATTTACTAGGATTATCTTCTCTAAATAAAGGTTCAATCTTGTAATACTTATCTTTAGAATTATCTTTAGAATCATCTTTAGAAATTTCTACAAATACTACAGATTTTTTGTCAAGTCTTCTAAGACTTGAACATTCACCAAATATATTAATTCTTTTATCTCTAGATAAAGCATCATCATTTCTATCACCAGCAGATATATCACTACTAGAACAAATAGTAGCAAGAGAACAATCACAACATTGATTACTTTCTCTTACTTCATATAATTTGTTCATATACTCAATCTTGGTATCAATATCAAATGCTTTACCTACTTCATTATTATTTCTATTTGTTGGCATAATTAATTCTTATTTTAAATGGTTTATTAATACCTTCATAAGAAACAACTGTATGATATATTATATCATGTTTCTTATGCTTAAATTTATTATATAGAATTTCAGCTACAGCACTTATAGTAAAATAATCAATAGCATTAGTATTAAAACTAGCTTTAATTTCATTACGTAAAAGCACCATAGCTTCAGTGTCTTTATTCCTAAGTTGACTTTGTGTTACAATTATCATTTTATTTAATATTTTATTTTGCGATATAAAGCCCTCAAATTAATTTGCCGATAAACTTATCAGCTAAATTAATTGAGAGCTGTGAAACCTAGGAAAATACGCAAAAATCGAATTTACTCATAAAGACCGGACTGCTCAAGCATAATTGCCTGGTCAGCCTGCATATCAGAGTAAATATCATCAAGTACATCATCACTAAGAATAACAGTACTTGGAGCATCAGGAAGTTTAGTTTTATCTTTACTCATATCATGAAGCTTTTTCAAGATGAACACTAGCACAATCAAACTGCACTTTACTACCTAATTTACCTTTAAGACAAAGATCTTTTATGGCACACTGAGGACATTTAACCTCATTATCTATAACATTATATATGTCACCGGCAATTACAATACCAGTTATAGTATTTTCATTCATAATTATAAGTATTAAATATTAAAAAACCACTACTACTTTCACAAGCAATAGTGGTTAGAATCTGTCTAATTTTAAAAACATGGAAAATAACTTATACACTTATAAGTTCTTCGTTTAGCGAAATATTTTACTACATAACCATAGCAATATTATATAAAGAACAGAATAATATTACTTAAAATAAGAGCAACAATAGTAGCAAGTAATATACGTGCTTCTTTATTGCGTGCCTTAATAGTTTTTTCAAGAGAATCAATTCTACCATAAAGAGCTTTATTATGCTCTTCAAGAGTAGCGATATGTTTATCCTCATTATCTATTGTTGCATTAAGAGTAGCAATAGTTTTCTCTTGGTTACTTTGAATTTCTTCACTCTTATCAAGAGAATCTTTAAGAATTTCAATTCTCTTTTCATTGGTAAGCTGGAGCTTCTTATAAGTATCAATAGTCTTAGATGATTTACGTTCAGTATCATCTTTACGAAGAATGATATTTACAAGTTCTTCAACACTCTTTTTACTAAGTTTAGTTCTACGACACTTATCAGCAGAACTTAATTCTTTTTCTTTCATAATTCTCTTATGTTTAAAATTAATAATCAAAGTCAATATCATCGCCAAAGCCAGAACCATCACCGTCCTCAGCTTTTATTTCTCCATATAAATCATAATCATCAATATCATGGTTTATACAGAAGGCATCAACTTCTTGAGCATTTAAATCAAATTCATTATCTGTCATAACACTTAATAGTTTATTTATTAATATTTGCTGCAAAGATAATGAATTTGATTAATATATCGATAATAATTAGTAAAACTTTAACTTAAATTGCAATAGCTTTACTAATTGTTGTACTAAATGGGTGGATATTAACAAGTCTACCCTTATAACCATACATTTGAAAACGCTTCTTAGCTAATTTTCTAGCATGATTAATACCCATACTTGTACTAATCATTAAAGAACCATCTCTACGTTCTTTAACTCTATTGCTAATAAAATAATATTTTGTTACACACATAATAAGTTCTCCTTATTTAATTAATAAATAGTAGTAGCACTATTTCTAGCACTACTACTTATAGTTATTATTAAATGTCACCAAACAACATCTTCTCTGCTAATTTGTCTAGCATTTTAAGACCAAAAGCACTGAGACGAATATTAAAAGCATGATTATAAAAACTATCATGCTGAACTACTGTAGGAGCAGCATTATTACTAAATGGATTAGTATACTCCTGACCAGCAGTTACAGCCTCTTGAATGAGGTTAATTTTAGCACCACTAAGAACTACATTAAGAGCTTTAGGATGCTTAATCAAATGATTACCAGCAAATGCTACATCCTCATTCTCTTTAAGAGCACCAACAATAGAATAGTTACCAACGAAGATGATATTGCTTTCACCTTCAACATAACTACCATCTTCTTGAGCAACCATAGCTTTAACTGGCTTATCAAGAGTAATAGCAACTCTATCATAAGTTTCACACTCAGTAACATTAATGTTACGTACTACCAAATCCTTGACTACATTGTTAGTCTCAACTGCCATCAGCTGGCTAATAACTTTCTTTGTGTCCATAATTTAAATAATTAAAATGTTTATAATATGTTTATTAACTCGAATATCTTATTCGTCTAGTTTAGCAAAACGTTTTACTTTAGCTTTTTCTTCATCAGTTAAATACTTACTAAGATATACACCTTTAAAACGTCCTTCACTATCAAAATCTTTAAAAGTTTTACCCATAATTACATTAATAAAATTAATAAATAAACTAGTACTATCTTCACAGACCGTACTAGTAACAGAACTTTATTTTGGAAATGGGAAGTTTATTCCTTTTTATCAACGTCATTAACTATAACAATACCACTTATAAAAAGTAGTACAATCCCAATTACATTTATAAAACTTATATGGTCATCAGCACCATGACTTATAAGTATTAAAGATAAGAACAGAATTGGTACTGCAATTATCTTCATTATGTATTTAATTAAATCTATGTTCATATTAATTATGTTTATCGTTACTATTAATTATAGCACTCATAAAAATTAATTCTATAAAGAATATAATACCAATAATATTACCATCAATAATCATTGATAAACATATAGTCATTAATGGTATTATTAATATGTTTAATATCCATTTGAATATCTTTATGTCCATTTATCGTCTACAATTTTAATATCAATATTGTCAGCGTTATAAATATCAATTAAATCACGTTTAATAATATCACAATCGTCAACAACAATAGAATAATCTTCAAGAGTAGCAAATACTCTTTTATCTTTAGTATCATCATCAATAGTATTATCCTTATTAATAGCACTTACAGCTTTTACTATATTAATAAGGTATAAAATATCTCTCTCTTGGTGATACCTATTGTATTATCTTTCCAAATCATAACATTAATATATTATTGATATTAAACATTCAGTAAATGAGGACTTATTAAATCAAGTATAGTAATATCCAGTAAATCAGGTCAAGAGAGTAAGAATTGGACTTAAAGTCTTGAGAACCAGAGATAAAGGAGATAAAATAGATGATTAGATAAGTTTGATGAGTAACAGTAATAATAGTTGGAGGAGTAATGTTATTAATAATAAGGTTAAAGTGAAAGGAAGATGAGAATAAGGAATTGTTGCAGGAATAATTAGAGCAACTCTCCTACATGTACTTCCATTCACTTTAACTTTATAACACACTCTTTAATCATTACCTACTCTAATACCAACAATATCTTCATAAGATAGATTTATCTCATCATCATAGTCATCAGTAAACTCTACATGATTATCATCATAATAAAGTCCATCATAACCATAATACTTATTATCTTTGGTATCAACAGTATATTTTACAGGTACACTCTCCATAGCTTTATTACCTGCTTTAATAATATCTTGTACTAATTGTTTATTCATATCTTTATTTGTTTAATTATTAACTCTTATTGGTATAACAATGGCTCAAGTCTCGTTTCACTCAACTTTCGGCTTAATTTATATATAAATAAATATATAATAACTACGTTATTATATTATATATTTATTTTATATAAATATACGTGCGTGCGCGTGCGTATTAATGTTGTATACATGTATGGCTAATGACTAGCCTTTACTACAACACGACCAACATATTTTACATCTATTGTATCATACTTTTCGTCTTCATATTTTCTAGTTACAAGAAAACGGTCAGTATCAATATAACCAGCAACGTAACACCTATAAGTTATACCATTATTCATAGTAATATTAACTTTAAGATGACTACCTTTTACTGCGTTTAATAAAACTCTTATACTATTCATACTTAAATTCCTTTTATATTTATATGATTATAAGGATACTCATAATCATTAATATTATCATAAATATCCTCATAATCAATAGTATCTACAATCATATTACTTCTGAAACTGAATACCAACAATACTATTAATATTAATAGTATAAGTATAAATATCATCATCAGCATCACATTTAGATGAAACAGTAACAAACATATCATCAATACTACTAACAATAACATCATTAAATACATGTTCATCAGTTGCAATAGTAAGACTTTTATCATTAAAAGCCTTATAAGCTACAAGAATAGCTAAAATCATTACTTTATTCATAATATAGTTCTCCTATTTTATTACTTTATTAATTATGATTTGAGTACAATCATCTTTAAATTTAAGAGTTTCACCATAAGGAGTTTTATAAGTATCACCAGCTTTATGATAAACTATATCAAAGTCTATAGTTTTACCAACAATACTAGCATTAACATTATATTTCCTAGCAACATACTCAGTAAGAGTAAATGTATTATCTATAATCATTCTACCATCACTAAGTTTATCTATAGGTTTATCAATTATAATTTTATAGACATAATACTTAGCATTACTATTAGTAACTTCTTTACTAATTATGTTTATTACTTTTGCTTTCATAAATAGTTCTCCTATTTTATTAATAAATTAAGAAGGTAGCATTACACTACCTTCTCTTTTAATACATCAAAAACTAAATCTCTAGTCTTTGAATCTTCAAATTTGATTATAATACAACCGATTATACGGTCGATTGTATAAATAACCACTTTAGCTTTATCAAGAATACTAATAGTATCTTCATCTATAGAATCTATAGCTATAAAGTAGTGATTATGTACTTCATACGTGTTACACGTAATATAACGTGACGACATGTAATTTGACAATATCGTTTTCCAATCTGGGTTCAACTTATTTATATCACAATTATCCTCTTTATTAGGATTTACATAAACTAATTTTTTCATAATAAGTTCTCCTTTTTAATTAATACTTTTATCAGCAGTAGAACGCTTACTTTCACTATAAGTCATTTCCACATCAAAGCCTTTTTTGTTCTTGTTGACAAGACCTTTTTAGTTCTTGTCGAGTACTTTTTCTTTCTTGTTGACTAGTAGCAACATGAGAAGCCACTCTAGCATAAGCTAGAGCAGCTTCATCAAATTAGGCACGATTTGCTTTTCGTGCAGCAATCCAAATAGCCTTGCGAGCTTTGTTGTTAGGAAGATAATCCTCAGGCTTTCCATCATAATCAATAGCAAACTGACCAAGTTTGCTAACTTTTGTAATAGCAAACTCAGAAGTATGAATACTATCGTACTCAGCAATACGAACATTTCCATCACCATCGGTATACTGCTCACCAGCAGTACGTTCTGTTTGAGCAAGACTAATAGTAGCACCAGTAAGCAAATCTTCAATTTGCAAATTAGTAGGATTTGCAGCCATAAGCATGAATGCAACTTCGTCACCAAGGTCAGTAGTGTTTTCATTACTAAAGTGCATAAATTGTTTCATGCTCATCTTGAGTAAGTTGCGCTTACCATGAGTAAATCCGTTGCTAGCATCAATGAAATCAATTTCATCAGCGAGTACAAGATTAAGATTACGAACACCAGTTTCAGCGTTAGTTCTAACGCTGGCAGAAATAATTGTTGTCTCCATTATAATAAGTTTTTGGAGGTTAATAATAAACTAGTACACGACTAGTTAGCCGAAGTCCTTCTCCAGCCAAAACTTTTTTAGTTGTTGCATGACTAAGATTTTTCAGTTGTTGATGAGTAGGGGGCATTCAATCTTTATCTTAATGACCGGGGGTTGCTAGTAATACTCTCCCCCTCACAATTATTTATTATATAATCTATACCCCTACTTTAACTTATTTATCTCTTTCTCTTTTATCTAACAATTTACCCTTTTCTTTAACTTTGTTTCTTCAAGTTCAACATTATGTTTATCTCTTGTTACTATTTTAACTTTATCTATAGCTTATCTTTATTATATTTTTCTCCTTTTCTACTATTTCTTCCTCTATTTACTACAATCATTAATACTTAACTTTAAAATCCCAATGCTGACGTTACTTGTAGTGAACTTAATAATACTGATGCTACTCTTTATAAAGTTATAACTAGTAAACCTTATACTAGAACAAATCTTAACCCATATAGTTCATATAGCCGCCCTATAAAAGGTATGAAATAGATACGCCTTTTTATCAATATAAGTTAATTTTATTAAATTAAACTTCAATAATAGTCTATCTTCATTATTTATAGCTATATTTGCAGCAGATTTTAGAGCACCCTTTTGAACACCAGTTTCATTAGTTGTTCCTCAATCAGTTTATTCAAATATTATATAACTTGAAAAAGATGTATATAATCTAGTTATTAATTAAAATATTAAAGTTATGGTTAATTTACAAGTTAATTATCGTGGTGGAGATTATCTCCTTAGTTTGCCAACTGCACTTAGTGAAATCAATGTTGATTATCTTAATAAGATTACTCAGCATATTCATGTAGCTCCAGATTATGCTCTTATTGCTATTTTGTATAAGGTTCGTCCTATCGAAATTGTAAGTAGTGTAAGACAGAATAAAAACGCTAATGTTGGTGCAGTAGCAATGTTTATTAAAGGTAATAGTAATACTGGTTTTTATGACAATATTAAACTTGGTGATACTGTTATTATTGCTCCTGCTGATATTGCTCTTGGTCATACTGTAAGAGTAGTTAATAATAATCTTACTCCTAGTAAACTTCTTGAACTTTTAGATACAAATCCTGATTTAAATAAGAAACTTATTGGAGTTATGACTCCTACTTATTTTGTAGATTTTAAAGTTGTAGCTACTGCTTTTATTCATGGTAGTATGACTAAAGATGAAAGTAAAGAAGCTATGTATTTAGTACCAGGAGGTACACTAGGATAAGTTATGAATGAACTATATACTCCTTTTACGGGGGGGCTAGAGCTATAGCGGAGGGGGTGCAAGTCCCCGAAGCGATACCAATTACATTTATAATATTAATAATAATACAATGAATGATGAATTAGAAGTTCGTAAGTTTCCTGCAATGGGTGGATATGATGTTACAATAGTTAATAAAGATGATATTCTTAAAACTATTGATGACAATATTATAGATAAAGAAATAGCTTATGAAATAATAACATCATTAGAGTTGTCTTGTCAAAAGTATGTTTCTGCTGGTGATACTGCTGGTATTCCTTATATAGGAAAAATTAAAGAACGACTTACAGCAGCTATTGCTAGAGAAAATAAAGAAACTCTTGATGATGCTAGAGAAGTGTTAGATAAAGAACATTATATAGCTTTTAAACATGCTTTGTTTGCTGACGAAAGTAAACGTTATAAATATAACAAAGTATATAAACTTGAAGTTGCTCGTGTTGTTAGTCATAATAGAAGACAATATTGGAACTATGTTGATACAATAGGAGAAGTAAAAGCTGATATAATGTTTCATGGTATAGCTCATTTAAGATATTCACCACCATGCGAAGAACAGATTTAATTATAGATAACATGATTGTTATTGACGATAATGGAATGCCTCAAGCTCCAGATGTTCGTCAATTAATGGATAAAGATATTCGTACGCTTTATCAACAAGATAAAAGTAAAGATAAGTCACAGTACATAAAAGACTGTATCGTTATTTATTATATGGGAGACCCAAAGTCTCCTGCAAAGCAAAGTGGTCTTAGTGATGGTGAAGCACTTAAAATGGCTATTGAACAAGCTGGATTGCCAGCTAACTATATCCCTAATCAACTTGTTAGAAAAATAATAAGTAGATATTATGCTGCTAATATTGGAGAAGCTGGTAGAGTAGTTGAGAATCTTCTTAAAACTCTTCATAATGTAAATATAGCTATTGATGCTATAAATATGTTACTTAATGAAAAGCTTAGAGATAAAGCTAATCTAACTGTTGAAAACGTTAGCGACATAATGGGTTTGATTAATCAAGTTAGTGCTAAGGCTTCTGACTTACCTAAGATTCTTAAATCGCTTGATGAAGCTAAAGAAAATCTTATGTATGAAAAGGAAACTGAGACTGCGAGAGGTGGAATGGCTGTATCGTCAAGTATGGATGCTAGTGCTTATTAAAGTTTAAACTTAAAAGATATGAATAGTAATTATAACAATAATTTTCTGTATTTCCAAGAAGAAGGTCATAAATATACTGACACTTTAGGAAATGAATATCTTAGTGTTACAACTAATATTGAAAACTACTGTCCAAAGTTTAATGCAGACTATTGGGCACGTAAGAAAGCTAAAGAACGTGGTATTAGTGAAAAGCGTATCAAAGAAGAATGGGCTGCTATTACAAAAGAAGCTTGTGAACGTGGTACTGCTACACATAATGGTCTTGAAGATGGAATTAAAGGAAGTAGTATGTTTAAAGATGCTATTCAGTATCTTACAGAAGTTAAAACTGGTAGATGTATAACTGTTGCTGATATTCCAAATCTTCAAGCTCATCCTCTAGATATAGAACAATTTAAAGAAGCTACTAATAATAAATATCCTGAGATTTATAGTGTATTTCAATATTATATTGATAGAGGATATACTATTTATTCTGAGATTGGAAGTTTTGTTCCAGAACTTCTTCTTAGTGGTACTATAGATGTTCTTTGTATAAGACCTGATAGATTTGTTATTCTTGATTGGAAAACTAATAAAGATGGTCTTCATTTTACTAGTGGATTCTATCGTAAAGATAAGAAAGCTAAACCGGTTCAATTAACTAGTGAATGGTGTAATACTCACGAAATGATGCTTCCTCCTTTTGGTCATTTAGAAAATTGTAATGGTAATCATTATACAATACAACTTTCAACTTATGCTCGTATGGTAGAACTGATACTTAATATTCCATGTTATGGTTTAGGTCTTTGTCACATACAAACACCTTTTATTAAAAACCAATATGGTATGCCATTACGTGACAAACGAGGAATGTATGAAATAGATAAGAATGGTAAAGAAGTTGTTACTTGGTATCACATTAAGTATATTCGTAATGAAATAGATGCTATGTTTCAAGATAGAAGAATTTATCTTAATAGTAAAGGACTTCTTAATAAACAAACTCAAATACAATGGTGATATGACAAGACGAAGGCGAATTAATACTAGAGTTCTTCATATTGAAGAAGTTGGTAATATTAAATATGTTTGTAAAGGAGTTCCAGAAGATGGAACATTTTATGTATTTGGTGTATTAAAATAATAAGATATGAATGAAGAATTATTTAATAAAGCAAGTGAAGCTGATTTCAGCAAAATACTCGTCAATAAAGGATATGCCTATTTTACTAAAGGTAGGTATAATCTTAATATTATTGGTATCAGAAATGCTGGTGATAAAGTTACTAATAAGTTTGATGATGTCATTGTAGTAGAATATATTGATATACATGGTATTAAAACTAAAAATATATTTGCTGCTACTACTGAGCCTGGTATTACTAGTATGACTAAACCTGTAAGTTATAAAGGTTGTGCTATACTTGTTCCTGGTCAATATCGTTCTGCTTGGAAACTTGGTTATCATAAAGGTAAGTATGAAGCAGTTGTTCAATATAAACCTGTAAAAGTTTATAGAGATAACAATAAAGATGCTGTTTATGACTTTAATCCAAAGACTGTAGAAGAAGGTACATTTGGTATTAATATTCATAAAGCTGGAACGCATTCTACTAGAGTAGATAATTGGTCTGCTGGTTGTCAAGTATTTGCTAATAAAAAAGACTTTGAACTATTTATGACATTAGTACATCATCAAATTAGTCAAGGTCACGGTAAACTATTTACTTATACTTTAATTAATGAGGAGGATTTGTAATGGCTTGTATTCTTGTTGATGGTATAGTTCAAGGTACTTTTACTATAAAAGATTTAGAAAAATCTATGCGTGATATTTTTTCTACAGAAGAGAAACAAATGATAATTTCTCCTGAAGGAGGAATAGGATATATATCTCGTAAAGAGTATGCTGAAAGAAGTTTTCCAAAACTTATAGACATTACTCAATGTCAAAAAGATATTGATAAAGAAATTATTAATAGTCTTCATAGTTATAAATCTTTTAGTAAATATTTAAGTAATGAGTAATTTTATTAAAGAAATTATTAAAGGTGCAGCAATGTTTTTTGTTTTTGGCATTAGTGCTATTGCAATTATTAGTCTTATAGATAATAAAAAGACTTATACTGTTGTTGAACAAAATGTTGAAATACAGAAACATAATGATAGTTTAAAAATTAAAGTTGATAATTTAGATAGTATTAAAAATGCAAAAGTTATTGAAGTCAAAGCTCTTGATAATGATAGTACTGTTAAGTTATTCTATCAACTCATCAAGTAAAGTTTACATACCTTTTACGGGGGGGCTAGAACATGATAGCATTAAAGTTGCTATTGATGACCTTCGTAAAGCTAATACAAAATTAATAGAATTAAGTTATGAAAAAGATATTAATAAGAATCTTCGACAAATTATTGTCAATGATAGTGTTCTTGCAGAACAAGCTAGACAAAGATATATATTATTGGATAGGTCATGTAAGAAAATAAAGAAGCAACGTAATGTAGCTTATTGTGGTACTGGTGTTGCTATTGTGTTACTAATTTTAAGTCTATTGAAATGAGTGATGATAAGACTGTAGAAAAGTATATTGAAAGCTACCCTTTTCTTCAATATCAAAAAGAAAACCAAGGTCAATATAGACGAGCTAAAGATGCTGGTTATAAAGACCCTAATGATTTCTTTATGATAGGAGAAAGTGGTGGCTTTCTTCTTGATATACGTATAGGAGATAAATTTGTAAATACTAATCTTCTTACTGAGATGGCTAATATATACCATATTAATGGTGGTAAATATACATTATATAAAGAAGATAGTATTCCGCATAGACAACTTCGTAAAAGAGAAGAATATCGAAGAAGTCATGGATTTGATGCTCCTTGTTTTATGCGTGAAGGTAAAGTTCAAAATCTTCATATTAGTGGAGATATGTATAATTATCTAAATTATACTGTTATTGAACAGTTGGATGAAAAGACTATTATACATACAGATAAAGGTTCTGTTGCTAAGAAGAAACAAGACTTTCCTAAGTTTATAGATGCACAGTTTTGGACGTTTGCTATTATTGAGTTTTGTGAACTTAATGGTTTTCATCTTCTTATAGATAAAACTCGTCGTGGAGGTTTCTCTTATATTATGTCTGCTCATAGTGCTAATAAGATTAATCTTCAACCTAATAAAGTTTGTATTCATGTAGCTGCTGATTCAAAGTATCTTACTAAACGTGGAGGTCTTACTGATTTTAGTATTAGAAATCTTTATTTTTATGAGAATAATACATTCTTTAAAAGAGGAATACTTTCTCGTGCTGCTGAGAACTTTACTTTAGGATTTAAACTTCCTAATGGAGATATTAGTCCTAAGTCTTGGAATAGTGCTTTGTTTAGTGCTTCTGCTAATAACAATCCTGATTGTGCTATTGGTAAGGATGCTGTTAGTGTTAAGACTGAGGAGGTTTCTACGATGGAAAACTTTGATGATTATATGAATGTTACTGAACCTGCTATGCGTACTGGTAGTTATGTTACTGGTAACTTATTTGCTTGGGGTACTGCAACTAGTGGTAATATGCAGGTTTTTGAAATGAACTTCTATAATCCTAATAAGTTCCATTTTATGCCTTTTGAAAATGTATGGGATAAAGATTCTCGTAATGAAGTTTGCGGTTATTTTAAACCATATTGTTGGGGTCTTCAAGGACAGATTGGAGACCTTTTTGCAATGGATAAAGATGGCAATTCTAATATAGAAACTGGTCTTCGTATTGCATATAAAGAACGTGTAGCTAAAAAAGAAAGTAGTAAAACTTTTAGTGATTATATTAATTATCTAGGTCAGTATGCTAATATGCCTAGTGAATCATTTAGTTCTACTAGTGAAAACTTATTTAGTTCTGAAGCTTTAATGAACTGGGAAGAGATTTTAAAGAATGACCCTACTTATTCAGATATTGCAGATGATGGAATGTTCTTTGAAGATATTAATCATAAAGTTATATTTAAAACCAATGCTCGTATTAAAGCTGAAGGTGGTAGATTTAATGTTGATTATTTTGATTGGATTCAAGGTGTTCCTCGTAAACCTCGTGAACATCATCATGGTTGTGTTCGTAAATGGTTTGAACCAATTAAAGTTTCTTATGTAGATAAAGATGGAACTACTAAACTTGGTATTCCTCCTGGGCAATATAGTATTAGCTATGACCCAGTAGGTGTTAATAAAGAGAACGATGCACTTACTAATAAACACTCTCATAATAGTATTAGAGTTTGGGAAAATCCTACTCAATATAACAATTTTAAAACTAGATGTGTTTGTGCTTATTATGGTCGTCCTGAGAAACTTGAACAAGCTGACTGGATATGTTACCTTATGGCACGTTATTATAACTGTATTGGAACAACAGGAGTTGAGGTCAATCGAGGTGAAACTGTAAGTAATTTCGCAAAATGGAAAGCATTAAAGTATTTAATGAAAGACCCTGTTGAACTTTGGGATAGTTCTATTAAAGCTAAAGTTACTGCTTCTTATGGTGTTAATGTAGGTGGTGGAGCTGGTACTGGTAGTAGTAAAGTTCTTGAAGGTCTTCGACTTCTTAAAGAGATGCTTTATACTCCAGTAGGTAAAGATATTAATGGTAATGATATTATGTTCTTCCAAACAATATATGACCACCAAGCTATACTTGAACTTCTTAAATGGAACATTAAAGGTAATTTTGATAGAGTATCTGAAATGCTTATTCATGGTTTACAATGGAAACTTCAAGATGTTCAAGCAGCTAAAGAACTTGTTCATAGAAAGAAGACTACTGAACAAAATATTCGAGATGATATTTGGCATAGAAGTTGGTTTTAATATTTAGTTAACTAATTAATATAATGTACGTATGTTTAATAATTTAAGTTTTCAATTTCCTAAACAACAGGTTGATGCTGCTACTAAAGAGAAACCTGATTGGTATGCTAATAGTATAGATTATATTATTGGCTTAGGACTTAGTTTGAATGATAGAACTGAGACTGAAACAATGCTCAATGTTCTACATGGAGATTTACCACAAGAGTTTTATAAAAAGACTCTTAATCCTTACAATGCAACTAATGAACGTTTTCAACGTTTTCCTGCAACTCTTCGTAATTATGATATTATGTCTGATATTATACGTAGATATATAGGAGAGTATTTTAAAGGAACTCATGAATTTGCAGTAGGAGCTAACAATCCTGATATAGTATTTGAGAGAAATCAAGCTTTGAAGGAAAAAGTAATGCAAGCAGCACAACAAGCGTTTCAACAAGAGTTTGAACGTAAGTATAAAGAAGCTGTAGAACAAGCTCAAGGTCAAGGTCAATCTCCTGAAAGTATAAATCCTCAAGAAGTAATGCCAGACCCAGAAGAGTTTATTGCTAAGTTTAATCAAGATTATATTGATAAAGAAAGTAAGCAAGGTCAAGATATTCTTAATTATATTAGAGACCTTACAAATGATGCTCAGATTTATCTTACTGCTTTCTTTAATTATTGTTCTCTTGGTGAATGTTATACATATACTGAACTTCGAGGAGATAAGATTATTAAGGAATGTGTTCCAGCTATTGAAGCATTTCCTATTCCTAATAATCAATTTATGGTTGAAGACCATGATATGTTTGCAAGACGTATTATGATGTCATACAATCAAATACTTGATACTTTTGAAGATTATTTGACTGATAAAGATAGAGCTTATCTTGATGACCTTTATAATACTTCTCCTGGTGCTTCTACTAAAGTTGTTCAATTAGGATGGAATCAATTATTTGAGAAGTACCCAGAAGTTTGTAGTAAGTTTACTGATAAAGAAAGAAATTTATATAAAACTCAGTCTTTAACTCCAAGTGCAAACAATAGTAATCTTTATGAAGTTTGGCATGTAGTTTGGAAAGGTTTCGCTCGTCAAGGTATTCTTACTTATACTAATGAACTTGGTTTCCAAGAACAAAGAATAGTTGAAGAAGATTATGAATTTAATCCAGAAGCTGGAGATATTGATATTGAATGGAAATATAAAACTCAAGTTTATGAAGGTTATCGTATAGGTACTCGTTATAATGGTATTTATCCTGTTAAAGCTAGACCTATTCTTTATGAACGTAAAGGTAAACTTCCATATAATGGTATTCAAGAACTTCTTCCTTATTGTGGAAAGTTTAGTATTATTCAAATAATTACTCCTTTCCAAGTTTTTAGAAATATTATTTCTTATCATCAAGAAATGGTAATAGCAAAGAACAAGATGTTGATTTTATTACTTCCAAAATCTCTTGTTTCTTCTGAAACAGAAGATGCTATTTACAGAATGGCAGCCGATGGTGTACTTCCTATTGATGATGAAGAAGATGCAGCAGGTGTTAAGATGCAAAACATTAGATTACTTAATGCTAATATGGGACAATACATAACAGAACTTAGTAATCTTAACGAAGCAATTAAACAAGAAGCTAGAGAGCTTGTTGATATGAATGCTCAACGTTATGGTCAGATAGCTCAATCTGCTGGAGCTTCTACAACTCAAAATGCTATTAGTCAATCAAGTACTGGTTCTGTTTTAATATTCCAAATGTTTGACCTTTTAAGATGTGCTGATTATAATAGAGATTTAGACTTTGCTAAATGTGCTTATATTGAAGGTCTTGAAACATCTTATATTGATAAGACAACTGGTAAGAAACATTATCTTAGTCTTGATGTTAATAGTTTTGTTAATTCCGACTATTCTACTACTGTTAGAAATAATGGTAAAGAAATGGATAAGATTCAACAACTTAAACAATGGGCATTTAGTGCTGCACAAAATGGAGATTTAGAGTCTGCTCTTGCAGCTATTCAAGGAGATAATGTTGCAGCTATTTCTGATAGTATTAGACAATTCTCTGAAATCAGAAGGCAACATGAAGAACAAATGAAGCAAATGGACCAGGCAATTCAAGAACAAGCTAATCAACTGAAGCTTCAAGAGATTTCTGCTAAGGGAGAACAAGATAGACAAACACTTGCTCTTAAAGCACAATATGATTTACAACTTGAATATGCTAAAGGTGATATAGCTTTACTTGGAGATGCAAATCCTCAAAATGATGATTATGCTAAAACTCAATTAGCTAAACTTCAAGAGGAAAGTAAGAGAGCTAGTGAAGCTGCTAAACTTCAACTTGAACGTCAAAAACTTGCAATGGATGCTTATAATAAAGCAGCAGATAGACAAGTTAAAAGAGAAGAAATGGCTAATCAATTAAAGATAGCTAAGACTAATAAGAACAAGTATGATAAGAAATAGGTTTTGTTTATTATTTGTTGATTAATGTGTGAGAGTAGTGCTCGTGAGGGTACTACTCTTTTTTATTATCTGTCTATAAAATATTTAATATTTCAAATTCGTCTGTAAGACGTTTAATCATATTTCGTGAATAACTTATAACCGAATATATTTGAGAGCCGCCCCGTAAAAAGGATTACGCTCTACGTCAATGTTTACTCCTATGAAAGGCTTGTGAAAATCGATTTTAATTCATGCTTGATATAGAACTCAGTAAAGTATGCAGTACTGGAATTGCTTGAGGAACTAACATTAATAAGACTTTTATATAATAAGGTATACATTATTATATAGTCAATATTAATATATTATAAATAAGTAGATAAGCTATTGTTTATTAAAATAAAGTTTATACTTTTGCAAACAAGTAACTGATGTTACTCTTTTTATTATTAATCATTAAATTATTATTTTATGTTTGTATTTCGTAATACTCTTGGTTTTAAACCTCATACTCGTTTGATGGGTCCACTTGACGGAATTAATCTCGATTTTGGTGGTGGTGGAACTAATGCTTCAGACATCAACGGAGGTGATAATAAAGGAGGTAATAAAGACGGTGATGGTACAGACCCTGAACCTCCTAGTAATAAAGACGGTGACGGAGACGGTAAAGACGGCGATGGAACTGGTGATGGTGATGGGAAAGATAATCCTGATGGTAAAGATGGAAAAGGTGGTAAAGACAATGATACCCCACCTTCTACGGGGGAGCTAGAAAAAGGTACTAATGTAGAGTTTGAAGGTCAAACTTATACAGTCGATGAAAATGGTAATCTTGTAGATAAAGATAATAAAGTTTTCAAAGAAGCTAAAGATGTAAAAGCTTGGATTGATTCTCTTCAAGTAGAAGAACCTACTGATGAAATTAATCTTGCTGCTATTCAAAAAGCTCTTGATGTAGAACTTACTGATGAAGATGGTAAGCCTGCTGAATTTGAAGATTCTATTGATGGTATCAAATCTTATGTAGATAAGGTTATTGAACTTAAAAACAATGAAGTAGCTCAAGCTGCGGTTAATAAAGTATTTACTGATAACCCTATTCTCAAGCAATTTGTAGATTATCTTACTGTAAATAATGGAGACCCTCATGGTTTTGGAGAACTTCCAGACCGTAGTTCTATTACAGTAGATGAAAAGTCTGAAGAACAACAAATTGCTATTATTAAGACTGCTGCTAAAGAATTTGGTAATGCTAGTCTTAATGATAATTATATTAAGTATCTTAAAGATTCAGGTGGTCTTTATGATGAAGCTAAAGCTCAGTTAGCTAATCTTCAAGCTGCTGACAAACAACGTGATGAAACTTACGCTAAACAAGCAGAAGCTGCACGTCAAAGAGAAGAAGCTGAAACTTTAGCTTATTGGAAAGATATTAAAGATGTTGTTACTAATCGTAAGATTGGTAATTATACATTACCTGAAACTCTTGTTCGCACAATTAATGGTCAGAAAGTTACTGTTACTCCTAACGACTTTTATGACTATCTTTATCGTCAGACTAAAGATGCTGATGGTGTTGTTGCAACAGCTTATCAAAGAGATTTGGCTGCTAAGTCTGCTGAACAAGAACGTGATGAAGAACTTCTTAGTGCTTGGTTGATGTATACAGGTGGAACTTATGAAGACCTAGTAAAAATGGCTATTAATGAGGAAAAAGTAAAAACCCTCAAATTAGTGAACAAACAAAGTAAAGGTCGTGGCACTGTACGAATTACTAAACCAGCAAGTGCTAATCATAAAGCTATTGATGATATTCAATTTAGCTAATCAATTTAATGTTTAACAAATAAATTAATTAAGTATGTACGCAATTCGTGAAGTGCAACGTGGTAACTATGAGGACAGAGGTTACTCTAATGAGGAAACCATTGCTCATCTTATGTTATCTAAACCTAGTGAGATTAATTCTATGCTCACCTATACTTTTGGTATGGATGATGATAGATTTCCGCTTAATTTCTTGACTGAAGGTCAAGGTGCTGCTGGTACAGTAGATATTACTACTACTGATTGGACTTGGAAGACTATGGGTCGTATGAAGTTCAATGATACTGTACTTTGGTTTAATAATGCTAATACAACTCCTGGTAAAGGTGGTGCTTTCTTTGAAGTTGAGTTTAGAACTCATTGGTTCATTGAGCAGTATGGTTTGATTGCTCCTGATGGTGTAACTCAGGTTCGTATTATGAAAGACCTTGGTAAAGGTGCTCATGGTGGTTATCTTTATCGTCTTCGTATTGCAAATCCAAATCCAAATGCTTATGTTGATGTGTCTAAGAACTTGGCTGTAGGTAAGAGTTGGTCTTTGACTGCTCCAACTATTCCAGAGAGTTATTCTAAGGGTAATCGTACTAATAGTATGGGACCAGGTAAGATGACTTCTCAACTTGAGTTCCATCGTTTTAGTAAAGAGATTGCTGGTAACATTGCTAATACAGTAGTTACTTATGAGTTTAAGACTTCTAGTGGTGGTACTACTAATCTTTGGATTAATGAGGAGATGCGCCAGTTCGAGCTTCAACAGAGAGTAATGAACGAGGAACGTCTTTGGTTCGCAGAGTACAACAAGACTATTAACGGTGAAATTACAATGGTTGACCCAGATAATGGACAGCCTATTCCTTATACTGCTGGTATGCAGCAAATTTGCCGTGAAAGTAACTATGATACTTATGGAGAGGAACTTACTCTTAATAAGTTGAATCGTACTATTGGTGATATTCTTGATAAGGATACTGATACAGGTAAGATGGATATTGTTCTTGCTTGTGGTAAAGGTTTCGTAGAAGACTTTGATAGAGCTATTAAGAATGATGCTAAGGATAGTGGTTTTGTTACTCCTCTTGGTGATAAGATGATTCAGCAATCTGCTACTGGTCTTACTTATGGTAATTACTTCCGTCAGTATAAGACTGTTGATGGTCATATTATTACTTTGAAGCATTTGTCATTCCTTGACCGTGGTACATTTGCAGATAATGCTAAAGCTAATGGTGATATTCATCCTCGTACTGGTTATCCAATGACTTCTCACCAAGCATTTATGCTTGATACTTCTTCTTATGATGGTCACAATAATATTCGTAAGGTACGTAAGAAGGGTCAGGTTTATATTAATGGTGTAATTAAGGGTCTTACTCCTATTCCTGCTTCTTGGGGTGCTGTTCCTACTAATTCTCTTGCAACTGATATTGACTGCTCTCGTTATGAGGTTAAGAACTCGTATGGTCTGCAAGTAGATAAGGCAACTAAGTTCTTCCAGTTGAAGTGTGTATTGTAATAACTAATAAATAAATAAATTAAGCTATGGGTGATATTAAAATTCCAGATTTGAAAATTCCTACTCCTCCAAATAGTGATACTCCTACAGATAAAACTGTTGCACAAGAAGAAGCTGAGAAACAAGCTGCTTTAGAAGCTGAACTCGAAGCTGAATATATTGATAAACGACAGATTATTATTGCTTCTGTTCTTAATTATTCTGCTTATCGTAGAATTAATATGGCGGCTCTTGGAAAGCCACGTAACACCATTGGTTCTTCTGTTAATTCAGTTCGTAAACTTATGTCTAATAAAGGTGAAGTTGAACATTACTTCCCAGAGTTAGTTGGTGTTGCTTCTAACAATCCAGAGTTTATTACTAGAGTTAAGAATTATCTTAATAATATCTTCTTTGATGTTCGTGATACTGAAAGAACTATTGATGTATCTTTCCGTTATCGTCATAAGAAAGATTATCTAGAAATACATAAGGCAGAAGAGAAGATTTGGGAAACTTATAATGCAGTTGACCGTTCTAATACGGCTAAACTTTATGAAGCTGCTGTAATTAGAGATAATGATTTATTTATGCTCGAAAGCAAGAAGTATCAATATGGTGACCCACTTAATCTTGAACAATATATTCTTTATCGTCATTGTCTTAATTATCCAGATGTAGCTAAAGATGAAGCTTTCATTAATTCTAATGCTAATCTTCGTTTCTATATTAAGGATAAGAATAAGGAAGAAGTTCGTAAGAATAAACTTATTAAAGAACAGCAGGCTGCTCTTAGACATCTTGTTGAACTTCAAGCTTCTCCTGTTAAGACAAATGCAGTTTACGTTGAATATTGTATTTACAGTGGTATTAGTCTTTCTGATGGTCTTTCTAAGACGGCTCTTATTCAATCTAAAGAATTGATGGATTTTGCTACTACAAACCCTCGTAAGTTCAATGAGTTCGTAAACGATAAGAATCTTCTTGATAAAGCATTTATTGAAACTCTTATTACAAGAGGTGAACTTGTTCGTTCTGATTTCAATCAACAGATTAGTACACCTGATGGAGAGTTTATTGGAGCAAATATTAATGAAGCTATTAGTTATTTCAAGAATCCAAATAATGCTGGTCTAAAGACTAAGTTAGAAAATAAGTTGAAACTTATTTAATATAAATAGATATGGATATTCCAGAAATGCACAGAATGTTTAGGCAATATGCTCAACAAATGGGTATGCAGAATACTAGAGCTATTCTGCCTGAACAAATTGATTTACTTATCAATAATAGTATTTCTGATACCATTAATCAAGTTATTACTCAAAACATTGGTATTACTAATGATAGAGTAATTAGTGATGCTTCAAAACTTAATCAAGTAAATGCCTTGAAGTCTTTGTATAAAGTATGGAAAGGTAGTATTGCTGATGTAACAATCAAAGGTAATGAAAAAAATAGTTATATTATTAGTTTTCAATTACCTTTGAGTAATTTTAAAACTACTGGAAGTTATACTGATGATAAAAATTCATCTACTGCAATTAGTTTTTTATATGTAGTTGATTTATCAATTAATTATAAGAAAACAGATTTTGTTACTAACATATTTCCAGTTCGTATAGTTGATGACCAATTTGTTGCTGATGTAGTTAATGATTTTGTTTTAGCTCCAACAATGAGAAGTCCTGTGGCTTCAATTCACGATAGTCTTATTGAGTTGTATATTGATAAGGCTGATGCTAAACCTGAGGATAGACAACCTTTCACTTTTAAAGGTGTAAGTATTAACGAACTTAGGCTTAGTTATATTGCAAAACCTGCTGTTGTTAAATTTGCTGAAGATGTTGATGGTACTAATGTAAATTGTGATTTACCAGAGTACATGCATGTAGATATTGTTAAGCATGCAGTTGAACTTTATCAAATTGCTAAAAGTGGAAGTTTAGCTGCTGCTCAACAAGCTCAACAAAATCAACAAAGAGAACAAGTAGCAAACAATTATCGTGAAGATGGTAATCAGAGACAATAATAATAATTTAATAGAATAACAATATGAGACAATTATTTGTTGTAAAGAGTGGCGCAGTTATTGCTCCTAAATCAAGTGCAGCATTTGACCTTACTACAGTTCCTGCTGGTTCTCTTGGTATCTTTGAACTTGATGATTTAAGCAAGTTCGTTGCAGATGCTAAGTTGACTAAAGATTTTGGAATTGCTTATGGTCGTCCAAATAGTCAAGCTGTAGTACTTGAAGTTAATATTGATAGTCTTATTGTAACTAAGGTTACTAAGACTGCTGGTACTAAGTTTAGTGCTAGTATTACAATTCCTACTCCTGTAACTGGTAAGGATTTTACTATTGAGCTTGTTAAGCTTGATACTACAAAACATGAGCGTCGTGAGTGGACAGCTACTACTCGTTGTAAGAGTGGTGATACTGCTACTACAGTTGCTACTCGTTTGCAGAAGGAGTTGGCTGCTAAGGTAGAAAATCAGAATGTAGGTGTTACTATTAGTACAGCTACTATTACTGCTACTGCTAAGGATTATCAACCTTGGGAATTGATGGCAGCTGATGATTTGTATGGTACTACAGTCGAAACTACAGCTAAGGGTTCTGCTCCAACTTGTGATAAAGCTTATGTTCAGAATCTTGCTTCTGAGGCAGCTCAGAATAGAGGATTTAACAATACTCTTGCTGATGGTGCAAGTATCTATCCAGGTTATCCTATGGACGTAGATGCAGACGATTATACACTGTATCATCTTAGATTTAAGAATCCTCGTAAGTATGCTCGTACTCGTGATGAAGCAGTTTGGCAAGAAGTAACTATTGCAGTTCCTACTGCTAATGAAGCTTTTATTACGGCAATCGAGACTGCTCTTGGACTTAAAGCAGATAGTCAAGCTGGTGATGTCTAAAATTCAATAGGTAATAGTTTAGATGGGAATGAAGCTCTACATTCCTTTTACGGGGGGTCTAGAGCAGCATTCCCATTAATTGTTTTGATATGGATGATTTTAATCAAGTTAATCAAATAGTATCTGATGCGATTAAGGATTCGTCTTATATAACAGTTTTAATAAGTAGTGGAGTTTATATTCTTTATACTCTTATTATTAGACTAGTTGACCTATTTAAAGTTAAAGACAGAAATAAACCATTAATTCAAATGGCTTCTGCTATTAAAGAAGTTAGTGAAAATGTAGTTAAACTTAATACTGTTTTAGATAAACAGATTCAAGATGCAGAAAGTAAAGAACTGACTAAAGTTCGTCAAGTTATAAGTTTAGCTTTTGATAGCTTTAGAGCTAATATTAGTAAAACTTGTAATGAGATTATTATTCATAATAATATTGAGGAAAACAGAGATTTAATTAGAGAGAATCTTTTTAAAACTATTAGTACTGAATATTATAAACTTTATAATGTTTTTTCTGCTTATGAAGTTGATGGAATTAATATCGCTACAAAAATTAAAGATGAATGGATTGACGATACAACTAAAGAATGTTTAGAAGTAATATATGATGGTCAAGATAAGGATGTCCGAATTGGACAAATTCTTAATAAACTTACTATTATTGCTAATGAACATTCTGTTTATGTAAACAATAAGGTTTTTAATCATTGAACTATTTAATAAGATGTTCTTATGAATAACAGTGATGTCACAAATATTCTCAAACAGGACCTTGAGAGAAAAGAATTTATTGGTGTTAAAACCGAGATAGTTCTTTCTTCTCAAGGTTATGTTGTAAATGATAGTAAGACTTGTAAAGCTATTAGTAATCACATTCTTCAAGATTGTGTTGATAATTATGACTGTCTTACTGATGATAAATTAGAGGCAATTAGGTCTCAAGTAAATAACGTTTAAACAGTAAGCCGTATGAAAGAAATCAAGGTAAACCGCCCCGTAAAGGAATTTGCGGATAATGCAAATCCTAATACTGAACAACAAAAAAGTAATAGTACTGAAGAAATTCATCCAGAAGTACTTTATCTTACTATACCTTCAGAATGGACTTGTACGTATCATCAACTTATTAATTATGTTGCTGACTCAGGTAAAGCAATTATAGATGATTGTAGTTTTGCTTGTAAAGGTGATGGTAAGAAATTGTTCAACTGTTGGGGATTGTTTCAAAGTGCTTGTGCTGCTTATCAACAATCGGATTATACTAAAGCTAATTTTTATTATAATTATGTAAAGCAGCAACTTGAAAATTACTATAAGAATTTAGGTAAACCAATTTATAATGGAACTAATTACTATCCAATTACTCCTGATGGTAAACTTAGAGCTCTTTGTAGTTGTAGTGGAAACAATTTTAAATTTACTGTAGATATTGAAACTGGTAAACTTTATCAGCAATATTTAAATGATATAGATAACGGTGAAGTATTCACTATTGATGACAATGGGCATTTAAATGTTGAATCCGACAACAAAGTTTAATCAATGATGGCATACATCTCGACACATCGAAAACTCACATAGACCCGATTTATTTCACGTCTGAGCGGTTCGCATACGTCAGTCGATTAATTGTTCACAAAACGTGTTTGAGAGGTGTAAAACTCATTTAAAATGTATTTTTTAAATATCATATTATGAAACAATTTAGTAAAGACTTAGGAAATGTATCTCTTGCTCCTAAAGGTAAATGGAGTAGAGAACAAGAGTATGAAAGACTTGCTCTTGTTTATAATGATTATGATAATCTTAGTTATGTTGCTAAGATTAATGTTCCTAGTGGAATAGATATTGACAATCGAGAATATTGGCAACCATTAAATGTTAGTGGTTATGCTGATAATAATTTCATTAATCTTACTACTGAAAACGAAAATGGTACAATTACTGCTTTTGATAGTATAGAAGAAGCTGTAGCTACAATTCTTCCTATTAATCGTAGAGCAGGTGCTACACTTAGTTTTTATAATCTTAATTCTGATAGACTTGACCGTCAAGCAGAATTTGAACTTTGGCAGTTTAATTCAACTGATTTAGCAAATTGGGAGAACAAAGATTATTGGAATAATATTTATTATAATTGGAATGTATTTGTAGGTTGGTATATTGACGCTGATGCTTTAAAGAATCATGTTAAACTTCCTGCTGTTGGTCAATATGCTTATGTTGGTTATAATCTTAATGATGCATTTTTGTATCAATGTAGAACTAATGGTATTTGGATAAATACAGGTACTAAAGTAAGAAATTATATATCTGTAGTAGTTAGTGGAAATATAACTATTGGAGATAATGGTAATTGGTTTAGTGATGGTAAAGATACTGGTATTCCAGCTACCCCTGTTGTTGATGAACAACTTGATAATATTAGTTTGCAGTTACAACAACATAATAAAATCTTAGAACATCAAACATTAATAAATAATCAATTCGATAATAAAATACAAACTAATTTGCAAAATATAAATAAAAATATAGATGAAATTGATAAAATCAAAAAAGAACTTATTACATTTGTACCAATATCAAACGAGTTTATAAATAATTTATTCAATTAAAGTATGATAAATAATAAAAATTATGTAGATGATGATGTAGGTATTAAAACTTTTGCTAATAAAGTGAATAACCGACATTGTGACGAAGGACTTTCCTCAAGCAATCACGGAGGAACAGATAACAGATATTAATAATAACAATTTAAAACAATAGATTATGCAATTTTTAGATTTAAATGGTTTAACTCATTTTTGGAGTAAAGTAAAAACTTTTGTTAGTAATGAGTATTTATCATTAACTGGTGGTACTATAAATGGAGATGTTAATATTTCTGGAAATGTTTCAGCTCTACAGTTTAAAAAGACTAATGGTACTTCTACACAAGTTCTTATAGCAGATGGTTCAGTTAAAGGAATTAATTCAGCTGATGGTGTTGCAGGACTTGATTCAAAGGGTTATGTTCCATTAGCCCAATTAGGTAATCTTGATACTACAGTTGCAGAAGTGGTAACTGCTCTTCCTACAACTAATATTAAGAAGCATATTTATCTTATTAAAGATACTGATGGTGTTACACAGAATCAATATGAGGAATATATTTATACTGGTGATACCAGTACAACTTATGATGCTTCAAAATGGGAGAAGCTAGGAGACTTTCGTGCTACAGTAGACCTTGCAGATTATGCTAAGAGAAAAGAAATAGTTGACGCATTTTCTATAGGTACACAACCTACAGGCCAAGGTAAACAAAGGCAATTTATATCAATAAACTTTCCTAATGGAGAAGCCTCAGAAATTTCTATATTAGAAGCTACAACTAATATGCCTGGACTTATGTCTTATTCTGATAAGAGTAAATTACTTAACATTGAATTTGGTGCTAACAATTATTCTCTTCCACTTGCAGCTAATGGTACACGAGGAGGTATCCAAGTAGGCTATGCAGCCAACGGAAGAAACTATCCAGTGCAGTTGAGTGGAGAGAAGGCATACGTTAACGTTCCATGGATAGACACAACATATGATTTAACTCCTTATGCTAAGAAGAATGAGGTAGTTGGAGTTAATGAAATTGAAGTAGTAAAAATCCCTCAAGGAAGTAGTACAAAGCAGATGATAGAGTTCTCAAATATAAACAGAGGTGATGCTACTTCTGTAACATTTGAAACAGCCACAACATCTATGGATGGCTTCATATCTGCATCCGATAAGAATAAGCTTGATGGTATATCTTCAGGTGCTACAGCAGATTCTGCAATAACTACAGCAGAGATAGATGCATTATTTGCTTAATAATAACTTTAAAAATTAATTAATATGAAGTTTTTAGATTTAAATGGATTAAAACATTTACTTAAATTTATGGATAGGACTGTAAGTGTTGTTTCTAGTAACTTTCAAACTAATTCTCATGATAGACGTGATATTCCGTTTATTACAAATCATCAGATTATTAGTAATGACATCTCAGGTAATATCAATGTATTTAATTGGTTTAAGGGTGCATCAGAAGGAGGTACCTTGGAGATAGTCTCCACAGGTTCTCTAGGTGGAACCCTATTTGGTATTGATGATATGAATACATCTATAATGTATAAAATGAAGGTAGTATCACTTAACCCTCCAATATTAGATAAATGTGATAGCTTAACCCTATCATATAATACTTATGCACGCCTAATTAAATTAAAGGGAAAGCTAATAGTTGCAGAGTTTGTTTAAAACAAATAAAATTGTATAAATAAAATAAATTATTATGAGAAATAAAACAGGTAGAGCAAAACCAGTAACTCCTAAAGCAGGAGTTACTAAGACCTCAAGAAGATATGCTTGTGGTGGTAAACTTGAACTCTAAGTCGCTGACTTTAGAAATTTAAAAGTAAGACAACATGAAGAAGAAACAATTACATGAATCACTGATTGTGCTTCTTACCAAATTATCATTGGCAAGGATAATCCGTTGCTGATAGATAACTATATAGTAAAGGCTTTGCGAATAACTCTTGTAACTTTTAAAGAATTTGGAGAACTTCATAAAGCACTTAAAGAGCAGATACAAACTGCTACGAAAAGTAATAATCCTTGGATAAAAATTTTGATGAAATCGATGAATGTAGGTTCTTCTATTGATTAAATTATAACAGATGAACTTATTGACAATATGATTGATTCGATGTTAGGAAAGGAATAGAGTTAATATAGTAAATAAATTATGTAGTAAAAAAGGAAGTGCTAAATAAGCACTTCCTTTTTAGTTGAGATTAAATGTATAATATGTGTCATTTTGTATATAATGTATAGTTCTTATGTTAAACTATTTTATAATTATAAACAAATTAATACAACATATTGAAAAGAATCTTATATTTGCAATTATTAATCATATTATTAACTTTTAAACAAATAAGAGTATGAATAGGAAAGAAACATTAATTTGGTCTATAATCGACAATGTGATTATAGCTTGTGATATTCCTAGAGCTGATGGTACTCATTCTATTAGTAGAGAAGATATTGTTGGTAAATCTAGAGAAGAAAATGTAGTTATGGCTAGAGCTTTAGTAGTTGAACAAATGGTTCATGCAGGTTTTACTATTACTAGTATAGCTTATATTTTAAATAGAACTGTTCAAGATACTAGACATTTATTTAAGATGAGTACTGAGTTTTATCAGACTTCTAGAGCTTTTAGACTTGCTACTTCCGAAGCAACTCTTATGAATAAAGATGTTGACCCTATTTTTGTTTAAAAGAAAATAAGTAGAAAATAAAAGTGTTGTTATTGATATAAACAATAACGATACTTTTAAACAAATTATTAAGATGGTAATTGGAATAAAATCCGATTACCATCTTTTTGTGTATATATCAGATTCTGTTTATCTTTGCAATGTACAAAATACTAGTTAATGTACAAATTAATCTTTTTATTAACTTAATAATTCAATAAGTCATGGATGATTCTAAAATTTTTATGTTCCCTGATGGTGGAACTCGTCAGACTTCTAGTGATGTTAACAGTCTGCTTCCTTTACTTATGTGTAATGGAGGTCTTAACGGTGGCGGTAGTTGGGTTTGGATAATCTTCTTGTTCTTCCTCTATCCTCTTATGCGTAATGGTGGACTGTTTGGTAACGCTGCTCAGAATGGTGGTGGTTGTCTTGGTCCTCTTGCTAATATGGTTAGTAATAATGATGGTCGTGATTTGCTTATGCAAGCTATTAATGGTAACGGTGCTGCAACTCAACGATTGGCTTCTATGTTTGGAACTAAAGTTGATATGATTCAGGCAGCTATTGCTCAGGTAAACAATGGTATTACTCAGGTAGGTTGTAAGATTGATTCTTCTACTGGTGCTTTGCTTAATGCTGGTACTCAGAATACTATGACTCTTGCTCAGCAATTAGCAAACTGCTGCTGCAACTTGAAGACTGCTATTAGTGATACTGCTCATCAGTCTCAGCTTGAAACTCTTCGTCAGACTGGTGTTATTAAGGAATCTGTTAATGGTGTAGGTAGTGCTGTAACTCGTGGTTTTTCTGATGTTGGTTATGCTCTTCGTGACCAGACTTGTAACTTAGATAAGTCTATCGATGGTGTTGGTGATAGAATTATTGCTAGACTTGATGCTTCTGAAAAGTCTGCAATGCAGGATAAGATTAATGCTCTTCAAACTCAGTTGACTACTGAACATCAAAGTGGAGTAATTGCTCAGCAAATTGCTGCTGCTGTAAATCCTATTGCTCAAGCTGTTAATGAAATTAAGTGTGCTCAGCCACAGACTGTAACAGTTCCTTATCAACCATTCCAGGCAGTACCTAATTGTGTTGCTTATCAGTATGGTATGTATAATAATGGTAATCTTAATGGTTTTTGGCTTTAATTTATAGGAGGTAATATTATGGCTTTTAATAATGAATTCATTGGTAATCGTGGCGGTATACCTTTAGTAGCTGCTACTCAAACGACTGCTGGCAGTGCTACTGCTAATGCTGTTTTTAGTATGCCTAATCATACTTTCAGAGCTATGGGAGTTGCTGGTATCATGGTAATTAATTTTAATGCAGCTACAACTACTGCAACTGGTTTTGAAATTATGGTTAATAATAACACTCTTCCTCTCTTGGCAAGTGATGGAGACCCTCTTACTGCTCTTACAGCAGGTCTTCACATTATAGTATTTGATAAACAAAATAATAAACTTCAACTCATAGTATAATGTTTTCAGGTCTTAATCAAGGTAGTCGAGTTTATATTTTAAACAAGACTAATGGTATAGAATTTAAGATTGGAGAAGTTGTTGGAAGTACTACACCTGTATTTGCTACAGATGGTACTAACATGATGGTTGTAAATTTAAAGGTTAAAGTAGATGGTAGTAATGTTGATTATAACAATATTCCAGCTAATAATACTTCTGTTAGTTATAATAATGGTAATCTTATTATTGCTGAAAGTAAACAAACTATCCAATCTGAAATAGAAGCTACTCTTCAACATGCTAATTATGTTGTTGAACATATTGAAGATTATAAAAATCAAATAACTAGATGTGAAGAAGTTCTTAAAGAACTCAATCCTCAATTTGCTAAAGACAAAGCACGTGACGAGAGAATAGCAGGTATAGAAACTGAGGTTGCTGGAATTAAAGGTGATATAGCTAAGATTCTGGCTGCTGTAACTAAATAATAAAATTATGATACTTATGGTACAACGTAATATGAATAAGTCTGAACTTAAAGAAAAGATTAGACGCATGAAGATGGAACTTCAGGAGTTAGAAGAAGCTCTTGATAAGTGTGACGATAGAGATAATCGCTATGACGAAGAGGAAAACTATCGAAGAGGTCGTGATTATGACAGACATGAACATGATTACGAAGACAGAGATAGAGAATATGGTCGTGGTCGTTATGGCAGGTATTAATTGAAATCCGCCCTGTAAAAAGATATAATTCAATACCTTTTACGGGGCGGTTATAACAACTAGAGTTATGAATATAAAAGAAGGTTTTGACGTTTATGATGAACTTCCTGAAGATATGATAGCTTATCTTAGATATAATGGAAGACATTTTAATAGAAGACTTGTTGAGTTTGCAACTAGTAAAATGACTACTAGAGATTCTAATGGAACAGAAGTTCCTCTTGAACCTATATCTAAAGATAAACTATTCGATATGATGAAACAAAATGGAGTTTATCTTGATAATAATGATAATCCTTATGATGCAGTATTTGCAGCCAATATGTGTAAAGCTGATTATCTTGGAAGTAGTATTACTGATGAAAAACATTTATGTTTATATGTTAAAGATGTTATTGATGATGTAGATGGTTATGATGGAATTGTTTTTAATCGTTGGTATGCTGACATGTGTCGTAAAGGAGTTCAAGTCGATTGGTATGATTGTAGGTAACATTAATAATTACTATTCTTTATTATAGCTTTCAAGTTAAGAAATTATCTTAATTTGGAAGCTATTTTAGTTTTTATTATTATCTTTGCAGGCATATTAGTGCTGATGATAATCAATTAGTATAAATAAATAATTATGGAATTAATAAATCAAATACTTCAAACTATTATTAATAGCTTTGATGTTGCTTATTGTTTAGTAGTTAATTTTCTAACTTATATTCTTATAAGTAGTATTATTAGTGTAATACATAAGCAAATTACTAGAGTTTGGAAACGTGTAATACTATGTATTAGTATTGTCATAGTTAGTATTGCTTATGTTAATTTTGGTAGTATTGACATAAGAGTTTTAATTAACAGTATTATACTTGCCCCAATAAGTTGGAGCTGGGTATTTAAACCTATTGCTAAACGAATGAATTGGGATTATAAAGATTTTGATAACAAACTAAATAATTAAGTTATGGATATAGATAAAATTTATAATGCTTTGCAAAGTCTTCCTTTGCCGATAGAGCAAAAGACTCTTCTTATTGAAGCTTTTACAAGTGGAGAACAAAAAGTTCAACAACCTGAAATTCCTCAACAAGAAGATACTAAAATTGAAGATTTGACAAAAGAAGTTGGACAACTTAAAGAATCAGTTGAGAAACTCACTGAGAAACTAAGTGAGATTGTTCTTCCAGTTAAAGCTACTAAAGATGATGAAGGTTTGGTTAGAGCTATTAGTAACATCAAGAATCTTGAAGTTAGTACTGCTACTATTCCAACAGTAGTTGGAGCATTTAATACTTTGCTTCTTAATCTTAGAACTGCTGGAATTATTCAGATGTAAATCTTGCGTCTACTAGATACGTTTGTGTCCGTGCCCCTAATGCTAGTAATAGTGTTAGGGGTTTTTCATATCCTGGAGTTACTAAAGATGCTAATAATATAATTAACAATAATACTTCTAATCATAATCGAAATTCGATTACGCATTTGCTTGCGTTCTCACAACTTCATGTGTATCAGTCGATTAATCAATCGCAACCGCCGTCCGACACGATTTGTGTGCGCACACAATGGCTTATACGTGGGCGTTTGAAATTTGGATAACTGCCTGAAAATGATTATATTTGCAAGCGTAAGGAATAGAAATTTATGTTAAACGGATTGATGATTAATTACTTGGTACTGACAGTCATAGACATAATGTTCCTTATAATGGAGTTAATAATGTAACAATTAAAGTTATGAGTAGTAAACAAATTAATAGAATTAGACTTCCAACTTGTGAAGTTGAATAAGATGTAGTTAATATACTTATTCTAGCCGCCCCGTAAAGGGTATGTAGAGTTAAATGACGTTCCAATAATCATTTGCTAAAATTCCATGATTACATACCTTTTACAGGGCGGCTTTAAACGTTTAATGATTTACATATTGATATGAGTAGTATTGCACAATTAGTTAGTGAAATAGCTCATAGTTATGGTCAACCTAATAATCATTCTCTAAGAGAAAAGATTAGAAGTGTAATCGTTCATACTAGAGCTGAAATTATTAGAAGAAGTTATGAAAATCATAACTATGTAGATAAACTACTTACTCAAAGATTTAAAGTTACTTTGACTAGTGTAGTTGATGGAGATTTTGAACTTCCAGAAGAACTTCAAGATATTCCAATAGATAAAATTAAAAGAACTAATCAAAAGGTTCCAAGACCTATTAGACTTACTAATAATCTTCCTTTTGACAGAGTTAGTACAGCAGGTTATCGTACCAATAGAGAACTTCCTTATATTAAAGAAACTACTGCTAGATTTCGTGGAAGTGTTCCAGGTTTATGTGGAGCTATTGCTTATGATTATATTAACGAATATATTTATTTGTTTCCTCCTGCTAACGATAAGCCTATTAGTATAGGTGCTATAGTAATAGAATCAAGTTTTGAACAACCAAATCAAATTGCTGATATTAATGGTGAACTTACATTCGAGAATAAAATCTATGATGATAACGAATGGTTACTTAGTGAAGATATGGTTGGTCAAATTAAAGATATAATATTTAAAAGGGATTTACTAAATCAAAAACATGAAACTGATGAAATTCCTAGTACAATAAAATATAATTAATTATGCCGATAAAAGTAAAGAAGTCTATAAACGTTCCTCAATACTATAAAGATTTTATTGAAGAAAACAAAATTAAACGTGAACGTGCAAGAATAACTGTAGATGAATTAACTTCTACTATTGCTTCTAGGCGTTCTGCTATTGTTCCTGATGTAGATAAATTTAAATATCCAGTAATAGATTATCCTGAGTTTCAACAAAACAAATATATTAATGGTCGTCTTGAAAATGCAGCTAAAGGTATGTTTGAAGATGAACGTAAAGACCCAGAGATGAAACATCTATGTTTTAGACTTGTTGGATATGCTGTAGATTTGAGGAGAATTTACGAAGAAACAGAAAAGATTAAACTTTACGATAAGCTAATTAATCTTTCTCTAAAAGAATATAAGCGTATAGTTAAAGTTTACTATAATGCTGTAGAAAGAGAATTAATTCTTAAAGGAAATGGTTATCGTCTTGAAGATAAACTTGGTTGGATTTGTATCAATCGAGTTCTTAATACTGGAGCTAAAGTTTGCGATTTTGAAGCAACTAGAAAAAATAAGAAAAAACTTATTGCTGAAGGTAAACAAATTTACAATAAAGATGATGCTGAGTATTGTAGAGAACATGGTATTGAATATAATGCTGTTGATGCTACTGTTTATAAAGCTGATGAAGTTTGGTATGAATATTGTTTATTAGGTTCTAAAGTACAAGGTCGTACTTTGTGTTTTAAAGCTATTGATACTAAAGATATTAAACTTAGACCATATTCTAATGAAGAACTTCTTAAACTAACAAATAATGATGTAAATAAAATTATGGATTTAGATGTTTCTATGAAACACAAATTCGTTTTATGTACTCAAGCAGATAAAACATTATATACTAAATTTATTAGAAATGAAGAACAAAAGAAGAGTCTCTATGGGACGTATAGTAGGAAAGGTAGACAACGACTTTAACATTAGCGAAAGTGATTGGATTCCTCGTGCTGCTGCTTGGATAATAGACGCACTTAGTCAAATGAAGTGTCTTCCAACTGAACTTAAAACTCGTAAGGTTGAAGTTAATGGGAGAATAGCTATTTTTCCTTGCCAATTAGATACTAGTGAACTTAAAATATATGACCGTAACGGTTGTGAAATAAAAGAAGCTGGAGTTAATATTCCTTGTTGTGGAAATGTTAATTCAGCTTCTTCTGTCGTTAAAGATATTGCTGTTATTGATGATAGTAATAAAACCGGAGTAGACTTTATGAAAGTTGGAACTATTATTGATGGTGACAATAGAAATTATGTAGTAACAGATTGTAATCATATTGAATTAAATTTTGATACAGATTATATTGTTGTTACAAGTCGTGAAGTTAAAACGTATTATGATGAATACTATGATTGCAATGTTCCTTATGTTTACGATAATGGTCTTCTGCTGGAAGCTTTAAGTTATTATATACTTTATAAGTATTTAAGTAGAGGAAGTAAACATCAAGTTTATAGTTTAGCAAGTAATAGTCCTGTTACAAATCCATATCTCCAATGGAAAGAATTAAAGAGTAAAGCTATTGCTTCTGTTCGTAATGATATTTATAGCGATGAAGACTGGAGAAACTTCTTCTATAATTCAACGTTTGACCCAAGAAGATAATTATGGAAATAGTACCAAAACTTGATTTAAATAGAAACCCAAAAGAAGTCAAGTGTGGTAGTTTAATTGCTGCTAAGAATGTTATGACTGACGATAGTGGTAGTTATTTTACTAACGAATATGGATTTGGAGTTTCTTTTGAAACAAATAGTGATGATAAAGATTCAGATACTTTTAATCATCCTAGTGAATATATAGTTGGTGTAATTCCATGTAATAAAGAAATTGTGATATTTACATATTCTGCTTATGAAGAAAAAGCTAGAATTTATCGTAAACCTGATGAAGGTAAAGCTTATGAAGTTTCTACAAATTGGGAATATCATGGTGGAAAGATTACTGGTAGTTATACTTATAACTATAAAGGTGAATTAATAATTGTAGTAGCTGAAAGTGATGCTGTTGATTTGAATAATAATAAAATTCATGTTCCTCTTAAAACTTGGAACCTAAATACAGGTTCTACTGGTCTTGAACATGGTATTGAAGAAAGTATTCCAAAAACTAAAGTTAATTATGATATAACTAATGGTTCTCTTAACTGTGGAGTTTATACTTTCTTTATTCGTTATCAGATTGATGATTACAATTATACAAAATGGTTTCAGATTACTGATGATATTATTATTATAAACGATGAAGGAAAAGATGTTCCTATTCATAACTTTCTTGATAGTAAATCTGCTCTTACTCGTTACAATACTGACGGTAATGGTAATCCTACTACAGAGTTTGAACCTTTCTTAGTAAATGGTAATGATAAATCTAATAAAGGAGTTTACTTTACTCTTGATATAGATAAAAATTATAAATTTACTAAATATCAAATAGGTTATATTGTTAAGCATAATGATGCTGTTGACGGTAGAATATTTAATACTTATTCTATTGATATAACTTCTTTAATGTTTAATAGTAATACTTATATTGAAGAAGAAAGTGTTGATGAAATGCTTCGTGAACCAGTTCAACTTTATGACGTTAAGAATGTAATTAATTACAATAATAGAATTTATGTATCTAATTATAATGAAAACCTTAATGAAGATTTAACTGGTAATAGCAAAAATGTTCATGTTGACATTGAAACTAAAAACATGTCTGATTATAGTAAATCAGTTGTTACTACTAAACAGTTGATTATTACAACTAATTTTGCTATTGGAAATTCTACTTCTGTAAATGATGTTTGGGCTGCTGACAAATATACTATTAGTAAAACCAAAGACTTAATAGAATATGTTATTAAACCAGAATATATAACAGAGTTTATTAGAAAGTTCTTTACTTCGGCAATTAAAGTATTTGGTTATGGAAGTACTATTAGTATCGACCATGACAATATTGAGAACCTTCCTAATAATCCTAAGAATGAACCTTATATGATTAGAAGTAGATTCTCTTTATATATAGGTATTATTGGTGGAGGCATAAGTCAACAAGTTGCTATTTATGATTCTCATAGTCAGAAAGCTATTAATATTAGTAGTATAGTTATTATTAATGGTTATATTGTAATAACTATTAATGGAAACAAATATCTAATGAATAAGAGTACTGATTTTCAAGTTTTAATTGAACAGGATTTATTCTTTAGAAATGGTTCTACTACAACTCAACGAGCTTTTTATAATCAGACTTTACTTGGTAATCCTCCATATAATTATACTATGGGATATGGAATGAATAGTTCTGCTTATGAAGCTACTACTATTAGTTCTAATAATCACACTTCTCCATTTAATAATTTTAGAAGTTTAATTCCTGGTCAGATTTATAGTTTCTATATTCATTATATTAGAAAAGATGGTTCTGCTACAAATGGATTTATTGTTCAAAATAAAGTTGATGAAGAAAGTGCTCAATCTATTTCAGACAAAGAAGCTGATACTGGAGCTAAGTTTGATGTAGTAGTAAATAATGTTGGTAATAAGCTTTTTAGAGTTCCTACTGTAGCTAACGATAATATACTTATATTTCCAAGATTTAAAGTTGATGTAATTCCTTCTAATTATATTGGATGGTTCGGTTCTTATGAGAAAGTTGAGGATATGGCTTATCCTTGTACAGTTCTTAATGGAGAACTAAACGGACATAGATTTACTGTTACTAATACAAACTTTGAGTATAAAGAAGATTCTATTCAAGGAAATAAGTATTTCTTTATTAAATCTGATACAATAGGAGATAATAATACTGAAAGTTTAACTAGTCATATTAAACCTACTATTCATCCTAATATTTCTTTTGAAATTGTTCCTAAAGGTAATGTTGGTGATAAACTTGTAGTTTATAATGATAACAAAGATGTTTATAATAAATCTGTTAAAACTCTTTATAGAGTAACAGATAATAATTATGAAACTGGATATAGTAAAGATAATCATAAATATACTCCTGGTTTTTATAATCAAGATAAGATAATTACTTATGATAAAGAAATCATTGCTAATCCTACTGCTTCATTTGTTTTAAATACTAATTCTCAAAAGTTAAATGGATATACTATTAGTATGGACAATAGTTATAGTTATAATAAATATCCTACTAATGCTTATTCTATTAAACAAGATTATAATGAAGGAGCAGTTTCTTTGACTAATGAAGAAGGTAAATCTTTAGGAGTTTATTATAATAAAGTTCTTAGTCCTGATAGACTTAGAGATTTTCTTGAATTAAAAGAATGTTATAAGTCTGCTCCATTAAAAAGCTATACTAATTATAGTAAAGACTATATTGATTCTTTTGATAAGACTATTCGTAGAAGTGATGTAATTTCTGACGAAAGTCTTGTTAATGGTTTTAAGAATTTTGATGTTGAACAATATAAAATCATAACTGAAAATAAAGGTAGTATTACTAATATTGTAGGTATTGGTCTTTATATGTTAGTTCATACACAATATAGTTTATTTGTATTTGATAGAACTCCAAAACTTACACAAAAGAGTCAACTTGAAGTTCCAGATGTATTCGATATTGATTATCAAGAAGTTCTTCCAAGTAATGAAGGCTTTGGTGGTCTTGCTAGAAAAGAAGAATCTATTCTTAGTAAACATGGATATATTTGGTTTGATTCTGTAAATAAAGTTATATTCAAGTTTGAAAATGGTAAAGCTGAAATTCTTTCAACTAATATAAATAACTTGATTAAATCTCTCGATATAGATTATGTTGTATTCGGAGAAGATTTGAAAACTAATAGATTGCTTATTTGTATTTGGTTAAATCAAACGATTGATGGAAATCCTCATAAGAACCAATACTATATAACTTTAAGTTATAACTTTAATCTTAATGATTATATAAGTCTTCATGATTATGCTTTTACTGCTAATTATAGAACTTATAATAATAGTTATTTCTTTAACGAAAAAGTTGATAGAGCTAGACTATATGAGTTTGACGAATCTGAAACTGATTACAAAAATCTTGCTAGTGTTAATAACGTTTTATATCCAACAATATATACTAAATAGATATGGGTTTACAAAGATTATATGGTGTAGGCATTTCTAATATATATTATGAAGAAAACGGAAATATCCGTTTAACATATTATATAGATGGAGATGGTATGTCTGGAGCTGGACAAGTTAATATTAAAATAGAACTTGATAATGTTCCAGTTGCAAATGGTAATGTTGACGCATCAATGCCACTTGGTAGAACTTATATAACTACAACTGTTCCTTTGAGTTCTAGAGTTCCTGGTTCTACACATAATATTAAAGTTACTGGTACAAAAAATGGAGTTGTTAAAACTGCTAGTAAAAGTAATACTTTTCCAGTTCAAGCAGATTTAGATAAAATAGATATTAGGTTTACTCATAGAGAAACTATTCCAGAAAAGATATTAACTGATACTTTTTCTTTTATTAATATTGATAATTTTGGTGGAGTAAGATTTGCTATTGATGAAGATGTAACTGATAGTAGTACTAAATATGAAACAAACTCTGTACAAACTATATCAAATAATGATAAAACGAAACACGTTATTAATTATAGATATAAATGTGGAGACTTAGTTGCTACTAAAAGTTATACTGTTGACCATAGTACAAGTGATCCTGAACATAGAGTTCCTTATGTTTATCCAAATCCTGTATTAACTCAAGTAGATAATAATCATTATGATATAACAATTCACGATTTCACTAATGATGGTTCTAGATATGAAGTTACTGATACTAGTAAAATTAAAGTTCGAGTAATTTATAACAATAAATATATAGACTTTGACTATGCTAGTTTCACAAATAATAAATTAAAAGTAGAATTAAATTATAGTACTAATATTACTTGTTTTGTTTATAATACTGAATACAGTACTGATAAATCAGAAGATGTAATTTTTAATTTTGTATATAAACTTCCTGAAGTTAAAATGCTTCCTCCTGATATAACATGGTGGACTCAAAAAAGACCTGATGGAGGTATTGTAAGATTTGGAGTTTTGGTAAGTACAAGATTCGATGAAATTATTAATTTAAATTCTGTTGAATTTCCAAATATAAATAAAACTGATGGTGATGGAATGCTGTATACTATATACACTACTGATGGAAGTATTCCTAATTTGAACAATACAGAAGACAAAATTCCAGGAAATACAAATTTACGTATTAATGGTAATCATATTGTTTACTTTAGAAATGTATTTGTTTATAGTGATACTAAAAGAAATCCTACATATTCAGATTCTGTAAGATTTGTATATAATATTAGTGGAGAAGAAAATCCCTTTTATTTTGATTATCAAAAACCAAGTTTGGAACATCCCAGTAATATCTGTAGTTATCTTGATGTTATTTATAATAATGATTATAATAATTCTAAGTCTCTAGAATCAATTAATTATATTCTTAATTATTTTGATAATAGATATTCTTTAGATGCTAAAAATATTTATAATGTAGCTGAAGATGGTTTAAGACGTAGATATGCTGGTTATTATCTTGATGTTTACACAGATGAAACTCAAGCTATAAATCTTAAACTTAGCGATGGTTCTAATGATACTGATGAAAACAATAAAGATTCTTTTAATCATTATGATGATTATAAATTTGCTAAGTTTGACAAAGGTAGTTGGAACTTTAATTACTTTAGAAATGGTTTTAATAGAGGTAATACTGAATTATCTGAAACTGAACTTGCAAGAGCTTGTAATTATATTTATTATAATCCAAGTACTAAGCAAAATGAAGTTCATGCTATTACTGAAGAAGATTTAAAGAAATCTCCATTATATAAATCCGATAATAGAAGTTTAATTTATGGAAAGTATATTGTTACTAGATTTATATTTAATAATGATAATGCTGCTCATAGATTTAAACTTGAAAATATAACATTTAATATTCAACCATATTAATTATGACAAAGAATTGTAATAGATTAAGAGGTGAACGACCTAAAGCATTTTGGGGTGCTTTAGTTGGTGGTGCTATGAATTTAATTGGTAGTGCTATTAGTTCTAAATCTCAAGCTAGAGCTATCAGAAGACAAATTGAAGCTCAGAAAGAAGCTGCTCGAACCCAATTAGAGTTAGCTAATAATAGTAATCTTGCTAGTACGTTGAATAGTTATGCAACTGCTACAAGAAGTTATAATGATGAAGATGATTATAATTTAAAGTATCGTCTTGGTGGTAATAAACGTTTAGGAAGTAATAGAATTTATATTACTGATGGAGGTAATGCTACTAAGATTGGAAACGATACATACCTTTTACGGGGGGGTTCTCACGAGCAAACCAATGAGACTGGTCAAACAGGTATTGGTATTAACGTTGGCGGAAATGAAATTGAAGCTGAAGGTGGTGAAGTTGCTCAAAAGAAAAATGGTGCTCTAAGAATCTTTAGTGCTCAACCTATTCTTGGTGGTATAAGTCCTGCTCAAGCAGTAATGCGTGGAGCTAGTAAAGATAAAGTATTTAATGCTCAGCAACAATTTAAAAGAAGAAATCATCTTAGTGATGGTGGAGGTAAAGCTAAGCATGGTACAGAAGTTCCTTACAAACGTATTCATATAAATGAGGATGGAACGTTTACAGATACTTTAACAGGTAAGAATTATAATACTTCTGCTACAAACGGTGAAGATGTAGTTATTACTGGTAAAGCAAATCATTGGAAAGAAGCTGGTAAAAAAGATACTAGTTCTTACTTTGACCCAATGGGTGCTGTAAATTTTGCTACAGCTGCTGGTGCTCCTATTCTTAATGCTAATCCTAGTAATGTTGTTGGTTCTATTCGTGATAGTAAAAACTTCAATGATTTTGTTCGTCATTATATGATGCAAGATACTGGAGGTTTTGTTAATACAAAATGGGCTAAAGAACATCCTTATTTAAGTTTAGGTATTAATACTATCGGTGATATAGGATTAGGTATTGGAGCAAATAAAGCTGTTGATATTCTTCGCAATCCTATGAATTATGGTAAATATGGTTATAAACTTAATAAGCTTTATAAAAAAGCAGGTCTTTTAAAGAGAGGAGATTATAAAACTATTCAAGAAAATTATGAGAAGAATTATATTTATGATTCAGGACAACTTCCTTATGATTATCTAGCACATCATTACAATGAATCTTATCCTATAGCTATAAGAAATAAAATATTAGATAAAGATAAACATTATTTTGATGATTGGGTTTATAAAAATAGAGAAGAAAAAAATAGATTTAAACGAATATATGGAAAAAAAGCTACAGATAATGCGTTTACTGAAATGCATACTCCTATACGCTATGGTTTTAATAAAGGTAATATTGCAGATTATGATGACTTAATGAATCATAATCCGGAATATTATAAATTCCTTGAAGAAACTAATCTTCCTTGGAATGAGCAAAATACTATAGATGCTTTTTTAAAACGTCAAAAAACTTCTCTTCGTGGAGTTTATGCAGATGATAAAGAAACTGCTAAAAAATATCTTACTGAAATTCAAGCAAAACGAAAAGGAGGAGATAGATTAGATACTAATGGAGGATTGTATTCTTCTAATAGTACAGGCATAGCTGATGCGTTTAAAAATCCAAATAATGGTCTATCAAATGGTTATGTTGGAAAATTACATTATGATTTCGGAATAAATAGAGATAAACCTATTGCAGACCAATTAAGACAAGCTAGAATGAAAATAGTTAGAGGTGGTAAAAATAATGTATTTGCTGGTACTAAATATTATCCTAAATCTATAAAAGAAGCTAGAAAGCAAGGTGCTGTAGCTATAGAAGATAATTATGGAAGAAGTAATGGTGATGTTTTGAATGTAACAGAACGTGCTTATCTTCCTGGTTCTGCTAAACAAGATAAACTTACATTACAAAATTTAGAAGAATATTTAGCTCAAGAAAATCAAAGAGGTCGTTGGAATACTAGTGGAGTAGATAAAATGAAAGGAGATGAGGAATTATTTATACCTAAAGAATATAATAGATATGATGACTTTATAAATGCTGCTCGTATTTTTCTTAAACCTGAATACAAATATAATTATAATAAAGAAAGAAAATTTATTTCATCGTTAACGGATAAAATGAGAACTAGAAGTATTTATAGAAATAAATTAATAGATATGAGTAGAAGAGATAATAAAGGTTCTTATAAAAAATTTAATGTAGATAAAATATTAAGTTTTGCTGAGGACCTTCCTTTTAGATTTGGTGGTCGTATTAAACTTAGAAATGGTGGTTTAACTTCTAAAGATAGAGGTTCTTCTAAACATCCATATCCTTCTGTATCATCTAAAGATTTTGCAGGTGGTGGTAGAAGTTATCCTATTCCAACTAAAGCTGATGCTGTTGATGCTTTAAGACTTGCTGGTCTTCATGGCAGAAGTGATGTTAGAAGTAAAGTATTTAGTAAATATCCTAGCCTTAGAAAGAAAAGTTCGTTAGGCAGCTATACCCCCCCTATAAAAGGTATGAGAACTAAGTTTGCTATTGGAGGTAAAGAAGATAAAGGTTATGATATGACTGGAGAACTTTCTCCTGTAATAAGTACTGCAAAGTGGAGAACACCAAGGTTTGCTACTTTAGGCTCTGTAGATACAACTGCTAGAGCTATTCCTAATTTTGGTACTATAAAAATACCTACTTATACACCTCCTTCTACTATACCTTATAAAGGTCAAAATGTTAATCGTAGTCGCACTATATTTAGTGGAGGAGATTATCTAGGATTAGGTATTGATACTCTTAGTGCATTAGGTACTGGTTTGATTACTAGCAATGCTTATAAAAATTTGGATTTTAATTATAATCTTCCAAACTTTGTTGAGGAAAGTCCAGTTGCTCTTAATACTACTTATCATAATGAAGCTCAAAAGTCTAATGTTGAACGTAATCGTTTAAATAGTAGAAATAGTATTCTTAGAAATACTATGAGTGGTAGTACTGCTGTTGGTCGTATGCAAGGTGTTGATACTAATGCTTTATATCAACTTAATCAACTTGCTGATACTAAAGAGAATAAAGAAACTGAACTTATGAATCAGAATCTTTTGAATGAACAACAAGTTAGAGCTAGAAATGCTGCTGCTAGAAATCAGTATTATAATACTGTTGCTACTATTAAGAATGCTGCGCTTGAAGCTAAAAATAATGCTAGTCTTGCAAGAAGTCAAGCATTTAGTACTTCACTTAGTGGATTGTCTCAAGCTTGGAATAATTTCTGGACTGCTGGTAGAACAGCTTATGAAGATGACCAAGCTAGACGAGCTATGATTGCTTCTAGTAAGGATGCAACTCCTACAAAACTTATTGAAATGGGATATGACCTTTCTCCTCAAATAATTGCAGCACTTTATAGTACTTCTACTGACCAACATACTAAAGACTTCTATCTTAGTATGCTTGACGAAAAACAACGTAGAAAGTATGGTATATCTTAATTTAAAATAAATATTTCTGGTAGTAATCATACTATCAGAAATATTTGTTATATTTGCAATTAGTAATTATAAATAATAAAATTATGGCTTATAAAAATAATCAATCAAATGTAAGTATTGGAGGATATGTCCCTCAACGAATACCAGTTCGTGCAAATCTTGATGCTTTAAGTCAAGCATTAAATAAAATAGATGAACGTTCTGATAAAGCAATTCAACAAAAGTCTGCTATTACAAATGCTATTGGACAGCTTAAACTTAATGCAGCAGAAGACAAATGGAAATATGATTATGCTAAACGTATTGAACAACAAATTAATGATGCTGCTCAATATGGTGATTATAGTAGAGCATTAGATATTGCTACTGAACTTGCCGGAAGTGCTACTTCTTCTCCTGAGGTTATGGGTCGTATTCGGGCTAATGAAGCTTATGAAAAGAAGAAAGGTGAAGTTGAGTCTCTTGCTAACAGTGGAGTTATTAGTGGACTTACTAAAGAACGTTGGCTTGCTCAAAATAAATATGCTTATGAAGATATTCGTGATGAAAACGGTAATATAGTTGGAGGTACAGATTGGAAAGCTGGATGGGACCCAGTTAAAAAAGTTGATATGTCTAGACTTGTTACACTTGCTGGTCAACTTGCTGCTCCTGTAAAACGTGCTACTAGTAGTAGTTCTCAACATAGCGTTTCTGATGAACAAGGTGTAGGTAATGGTGGTACTAGTACTCCTGAAGGTCTTCGTTCTGTAAAAACTGGTTATAGTACTTCTAGTGGTTCTAGTTTTCAAAGAGAAACTTTAACTAAACAAAAGATTGATGAAGTTTATAATCAACTATTTGCTCTTGACCCAGATAATATGAATGCTCTTATTCAGCAATTTGATGATGTTCAATGGAAAGTTAATCAACTTAAAGATAAACTTAATGTTAGCACTAATCCTGAAGAGCATAAAGTTATTCAAAATAGTATTGACGCTTTTAGTAATGATATTTATGATGCTAACGGACAACCTCTTACAGTTAAAGAATATATGCTTAGTAAGATAGGAATTATTACTAAAAATATGGCTTATGATAATACTAGTGTTAGTCATACTTCAGGTAGTTCTGAAACTAGAGGTTTAACTTATGGTACTAAATATGCTCTTGGCTCTGGTACAAATACTAGTAATATTACTGCTCCTATTCCTACATTAGGTGGAACTTATTATAGTAATCCTGGTGAAGTATCAAGTAGTATTGAAAATGGTAGTTCTTGGTTTCAAGACCAACTTTCTCAAGGTGGTGTATTAAATTAAATTAGTAAAATTATGCTTAGTAAAAAAATATATAATCAATTTATAAGTGATGGAGATTATGTTGGTGCTGCTAATTATTTATCTCGTGCTCACTTTAGTGACCCAGTTAAACAGTCTCTTGTAAATCAAGCTATAAAGAAACTTAGAACTGATGGTCGTAGAATACAAGGTATGATGAGTAGAGCTGATGAAAATCAACGTAAAGCTTTTAGTTTTCTTAATGCAGTAAATAGTAATGGTATTCTTCCTGGTCTTAATAATGGTATAGATGCTGATGGTAATAGACGTGCTTCGGATAATGTCTTTAGTAAAGATTATGCTGAAGCTAAACGTAGATTAGGTAGTCAAGGTTCCAAAGAAGCAGAAAGTTTATCTATTAAGTTTGGTGGACAAACTGAGAAAAGGAGACTATTAGGTTTAGATTTTCTTGCTAAAGACTATGAATATAAAACTGATGCTTTTGAAGATATGCTTAGAAGAAGTAGACTTAGTAAAAACGCATTAATTAAATCAGGAGCTAAAGTTAAAGTAAAAGATGGTCAATATGTTCTTGATATTAGTAAACGTAATCCTTTATTTAATAAAGTATATAATGCTTTACTTAGTACTAAAGGTTACGACAACAATTACAGATTTCAAGTAGCAGGAGTTGACGCTAAAGGTAAACTTATAGGAATTGGAGATAGCGATAAAGATTGGATTAATAGAAGAAGTAGAACAGATATTACTGATACTGATGGTTACTATGTTAATCCTACAGGTAGTCATAATTTTGAAATGCCTAATAATATTATAGCTGTTGCTAACAAAGCTATCCGCCCCGTAAAAGATAACGATATTAATGGTTCTAAATTATCTACTGTTAGTTCTATGATTCTTCCTTTTAATAGTGCTCGTAGAAAACAAATCAGCGATGCTCTTAATGGTGGCAGACTTAATACAGAATTAGCTAATGCTCTTGTAAAAGAGAACGGTAATGCTATTATTAATGGTCTTATGAATGCTGATTTTACTCAATATGAAATATATGTTACTGATGAAGAAAATACTGATGACCATACTACAGTTCGTCATATAGTAGATAGCAGTAACGAAAAAGCTAATATTCAAGATTTAGTACGTGCTGCTATTGCTAGTGGAAAATTTGACCCAGAAACCCAAGTTTCTCTTGGTATGCAAGGTAATCAAACTGGTTATGTTATAACTATTCCAACTAAAATAGATAACGATACCGAAACAGGTAATAGAGTTGAAGATATTAAACAAAATAGTCGTCAGATATTTATTCCTGATTTTATGAATGGTGAAGCTGAGAAAGTATTCTCTCAAAATTCTCAGACTAGAGCTATGAAAGAACTTGCTAGTATGGAAATGTATAATTATCCTGTTGATATTCCTCAAGATGGTAAACTTAATGTTTATAATGACCCTTCTACTGGAAAGGCAGTTTATCAAATGGAATACGATAGCGGTAGAGTACAACCTTTAACTAGAGAAGATGCACTTCGTAAAGTTAATAAAATGCTTATAGTTGAGGATGGTATCGATTTAGCTAATAAACAATTTTATGATGAAGATGGTAATCTTCGTAAAGGTCTTAAAAATAGAGATGGTTCTTTAAATACTCAATTTCAACAAGATTTAAGTAGACAAGTAGATACTTATGTTACTAGTGCTATGAGTGAGCTTTATCCACAAGCTTGGCAAAGTTTTGCTCCTATTGCTAATAATGTTATAAATGGAGATTTTTCATCTGAAGATTATAAGACTAAATTAGCTAAAGCTATGGATAGTTTTGTAGATACAGATAATATTAATCTTATTAATAATCAAAGAGCCATTTATTCTAATTATATTCTTAGTAATATAGGAATGTATGATAATGATGCTTATAATATTGATTAATTATGAATACAGAAAACGTTTTTAATAATAGTGGAGTTATAGTTACTAATCCTAATTATAATCCTAAAACAAAGAAGGGTCGTGCTCAACAACCCTTCTTTCATACTTTAGATGTAAGCCAAGATATTACATCTGGTGCAGCTAATGAATTTGCAAAGAACGCAGACAATGCTTGGATAATGGGTGATACTCATAATTATCAACGTTATGGTGTTACTCCTAATATTATTACTAATCTTGATAAAGATCGTGCTGAAAATCAGTCTAATTGGACTAAAGCTGGTAATGCTTTAGGTCAAACTCTTGTTAGTCAAGCTATTCTTGGTACAATCAAAGCTGTACCTGATTTGTTTGATGCTATTGCAAATGGTTTCTTTACTAGCGATGGTGATTATCAAAATCCTATTAGTAATAAAATTAAAGAATGGCAAGATTACTTTGACCAAGAAGTAGCTCCAATATATAGTGACCCTGAACATAATGATATTTATAATGGCGGTCTTACAAATTTTGGTTGGTGGGCTAGTAATGTTCCTAGTGTAATGTCTAGTTTAACTTTGCTTCTTCCTGCTACTGGTATTATGAAAGGTGCTGGTGCTATAGGTAAAGCTCTTAAACTTGGTGCACGTAGTCGCAGTGGTCTTAAAAGTTTATTTGGTATTAACAAAACTCTTGATAATATTGAACGTGGAGTAGAAGGTGCTCAACTTAGCGGTTTTCAATCTGCTGCTGCTAAAATTATAAATAGTACTAGAGAAGGTGGAAAACTTAATACTTTTGCTAATGTTGGAGGTAATGCTGTACTTCAACGTATGATGGAAAATTATCAAGAAGCACAAGGAGTTTATCAAGATATTTACAAAGATGCTACCGATAAACTTAATAATATGAATAATCAAGATTATCAAGCTTTTGTAAATAAGAATCAAGAACTTCTTCAAGATGTTGATACTTCTGATAGAAATGCTGTTGCTAGAAAGATTTCTAAAGCTTCTGCCGATGAAGACTTTAAATATAACTTTGGAAACCTTACTTTTGATATTATTCAGATGTATGGACTTAGAGGTTTTTGGAAAGGTCTTAAAGATAGAGGCGGAGCTTATAGTCTTAATCAAACTCTTCGTAATAATAAACTTGCTATAGGTAAAACTGAAGAAGAAATTAAAGCTGCTACTGATAAAGTTTCTGCTTGGGTTAAAGCTCGTAATAAAGTTTGGGATAGACTTAAAGATGAAAAACTTATTATATCTGGAGAACTTAGCGAAGGTCTTGAAGAAGGTGTAAACTATATTGCTCAAATGGAAGGTACTAATCTTGGTAAAGTACTTCTCGATGAAGCTGATGCTGACAAATCTCCTTGGGATGATAGAATGAAAAAGTATCTCCGTAGTGGAGGTCTTGCTGATTCTGCTTTTTGGGGAGTAATGGGTGGTGTTGTATTTCATCATTTAGGTTCTACTTTTGGTAAAATTCAAGCTACTATAGATGAAAAGAATAAAACTAAAAAAGATGATAAAACTGGTGAAAGTGCTCCTAGTTCTTTTGGTCTTAGTGAAACTGGAGAAGTTAAAGCTCGTAGAGATAATATGCAATCTTGGTTGAATACCTTTAATACATTCTTTGATAGAGCTGCTAAGATTAAAGAAGGTGTTAATCCTTTTGCTGGTCTTAATGAGAAAGCTGATATTAAAGGTAATACTACTGCTCAAGAGATTGCTAAGTCTAGAGCACAAGATGAACTTATTACTGATTTGACTTTAAATGCAGCTCATCATGGTAATGCTGGGTATCTTCGTGAGTTTATGAAATCTGATGAAGTGCGTGATGCTTTAGTAAATAAGGGTATTGCTAGTAAAGAAGATGCCACTCAAACTCAACAAGAGATACTTAACAAAATGGATGAAGTTACTCAACAATACAATAACGAACTTACTAGAGTTATAAATATTGCTGATAACTATGCTGCTCATCGTAAAGATGACCAAGTTATTCCTATTGAATATCTTCAAATGATTGCTACAAACAATGTCAAGTATGGTCAAGATATTGCTCGTCAAGAAGATAAACTTAATTTAACTCAATCTAATATTAATGCTGCTCTTCAAGTTAAAGAAATAGCTGATAAACTTGGTGATACTTCTATTGATGATTTACAAAGAGTCGCAGCTCAAACTATTCTTGCTAATAATCTTGCTGAACTTTATGCTCAACGTAGAGAAGTTGAAGAATCTGCTAAGACTGATATTAGTCAAGCTGTTGCTCTTGATAATATTAACAAAAATATAGCTGCTGTTCAAGCACAACTTACCCCTGATTATCTTCGTGAAGCTATTCGTACTGGAATTACAGCTTTTCATGACGAAAATGGTGTTCTTAAATTTAAACCTAATGAAGGTGCTAGTAAAGAACTTAAAGATATTATGTCTTTAAACCTTAATGATGCTGAAGGTAATGAAGATGCTACTAAGCGTGCTGATTATTTCAAAAGACTTGACGAGTATGCTACTAAGCATAATATTATTGGTGAACTTAGTAAATATTCTGATGAACTAAGTATTGCTGAGCAAAATAAAGATTTTGAAGATAATCGTAGAAAAGCTAATCAAGTTCTTACTGCTGCTGATGAATTTGGTATTCCTGGTGTTGTTGGTAAAAACTTTACTGATTTGCTTGTTGATAAAGCTATTGCTGAAGTTAATAGAGATTATCTTAAAAGTAAACAAGTTAAGAATAGAGAAGATATTGCTAGTGAACTTAGTTTCTTAAATCAAACTCTTGATGATGCCAGAGTTAAAGTTGTAAATAAAAGTTTCGATACTGTTAAGGATATAGCTAAACGTAATAAAGATAATCGTGATGCTATTATTAATGCAGTCGGTGCTTATTACAATCAAGACTTTGAGAATTATGATAATTTCGTATCTGTTCTTGACGATAAAGATAAAGCAAATTTAAAAGAATCTTTAGATGCTCTTCATATTAGTGGTAATCTTAATTACCGTTTTGGTGAGCAAATACAAGAAATGCTTGCTAAAGATGATTTATTTGAAGATACTAAACCTGCTGCTACTCAAGCTCAAGAAGAAGAAGCTGAACAACTTAATTCTGCAACTCCTACTCCTACTGAAATGTCACCAACAGTAGAACCCCTAAATCCTTCGCTCTCAGCCCCTCAAATCGGACAGACGAATAACTTATCAGGTTCATTGCTTGAAAGCGTCACAGCGCAAGGAAATACGCAATTATCGAATGTTGGTACACAAAAGCCTACGGCGAAACCGAGTAAAATCGGAAAATTAAATTTTACAAATAATAAGTTTGTAGCTAGTACTGGTAACGAGACTGCTTCTGATGATTATCAACTTATTCCAACTCAGAATAACGATGAATATGAAGTTCATCCTACAAGTAATGATAACATTGCAACTCTTACAACTAATGAAGATTTGTTTGCTAATGCTAATATTGCTACTCAAGATAAAGTAGGTATAACTTCTTATCCTATTGTTAGACTTACTGATAATGATTTTGAAGTTGTTAGTCAAGGTAAACTAGGAATTGAAGATGTAAAAGAAGAAGAAACTTCATCGAAAACATCTTTTACGGGGGGGCTAGAACAAACTGAACCAGTAGAATCTCCAGCAGCAGCTGAACCTACTCCTGAATTAGAAGAAACTACTCCTGAAGTTGAAGAACCTAAAGTTCCTGATTTTATGAGTAATGCTTCTGATACTAAAGTCATCAGAGATGTTATTACTGAATTAAAAACTACTCCTGATTTAAATTTAGATGCTAAAGCTAAGAGTATTCTTGATGACTATGTAGCTAAAGGTTATAGTGAAACTGAAACTAAAAAACAAATAGATAGTGCTTTCAGACGTATTCGTAAGAGACAAGAAAAACTTATGAATAAAGAAAGTACTGTTGCTTCTGTTTATTTTAGTAGTTTTGACCAAGAAGAACGTAATGCTAAATCTAAAAATGGTAAAGCTGTAGTATTTGATGATTCTTATAAAAAAGCTGTTAGTGACCTTCTTGATGTATATGCTAAAGATGCTGAACTTCCACAAATCAATGGTAAGTATTATGGTAATCTTATGAACCTTATGGATTATATTAAGTCTGCTTATGATGATTATTCTATGGCTGACTTTATGTTTAATAGTTTGTCTGCTTATCTTAATACACCTGAAGGTCAAGCTAAGTTTAATATTACTGATGCCAATGATGTTAGTAATCCTGTTGCTTTCTTAAATAACTTCCATAAATCTCAAGCTGAAAGAGATGCTGCTCTTCCTAATGGAACTGTTCATCAAGTTAATATGAATCTTTCAGATTTTGGCACAAATGAAGATATGAAAGAAAGTTATGCTGAACAAGTTAAACTTAAAAATGGTGATAAACTTACTATTGAAAGAGTTACTACAAGTAAAGGTACTAGTCGTTTAGGTATCAAATCTAATGGTAAACTTGTTGGTAGTATATCAATTCCTTCTACCGGAGAAAGAGGGGAATATGTTCAAAAGAATGATGGACTTATTTATCATATAGATAAAGCTGATGGCTCTAAAGATGGAGCACTTAAACAAGTTCTTAAAGATATAGCTAGAATTAAAACTCCTGAGTACGAAAAACTTAATGAAATTATTCATAAAGCTGCTTTTGATAAGTTTAACGCTGAACAACTAGTTAACGAATTTAAGAGTAATCCTATTGTTCAAGATATGGTTAAGAATCATATGATTTATTCTGATGAAACTGGTCCTGAATATGAAGTTGCTCTTAATGGTCTTGCTAAACTTTGGAGATATAATTATAAAGTTCTTACTGAAGGAAGAGTTAATAAGTTTACCGGCGCAGTAGTTGCTAATTCTATTGATAAATGGTTTGATACTCTTCGTGAAAGTTATAATGAAACTAGTAAATTAGATAACAATCCAAACATTGATATTGTAGCTAGCGATGTATTTGAAGGTGAGCTTATTCGTAGTAATGACGGTACTTTTAAAAGTGATGCTGAAACTTCTCAACCTATTCAATTAGCTATTGCTAAAGATACTAAGTTTGAAATTGCTGCCAAATCTACTACTGGTGAATTTATTAATGGTATTGGAAGTAATAAGTTTCTTGTTAATGTTGGTCGAACTTATATCACTGTTCCTCGTAATAACGGTACTGTAGATATTGTAAATGCTTATCCTGTGAGTTGGACAGGTGCTACATACTATACAAAAGATGATAAACAACAACACGTTGAGACAGGTAAAGACTTTAAGCAACTTCAAAATGCTATAATTACTCAAATTAAAACCAGACTTGCTTCTCTTAATGATGGTGATTTTGCTGAAAATAGAGATAACTTTATTGATTTTATTGATAATCTTCTTAATATCAATAAAAATCCTATTTTCCTTAGTAAAGGACTATCTGTATTTAGAACTGCAAATGTTCTTGGAATTAACTTTGGCAATAACAATAATCAACTTCTTTTCTATAGAGATAAGAATGGTGATGGTGTAGGTCAAATAATCAATAAAGTTGATGGTAAACCTAATTATATTTCTTACAATAGTGATTTATCTGCTATAAGCGATAGACTTATTAAAGGAATAAAAAGTCTCAATTTCAATATTAACTTTGCTGTTTTAAAGTCTGATAATAATCATAATATTCCTCTTCAAGGTATTACTAGTAGAACTACTGATGGTAAATTTCAAATTACTATTCCTGAATATAAAGGAAAAAATGGTGTAAATCTTACTTATGATAGTTTTAAAGATTTTATCCAACAAAACAATCTTCTTAGAGTTAATATGGCTCAAGAAAACGGTAGTAATATTAGAAGAACTGCTATTAATAAACAAGGAGCTAATGCTAGATTTAGTTTTCAAGTAACAAATAAACAAGAAAGCCGCCCCGTAGAAAATGCTAGTGGTAAGTATATTTCTAAAGCTGATGAAATTAAATCAATTGTAACATCTGATTCTACAGATAAAGGTTTTGAAGTTGCTAGTGCTCTTTTATTAGATAACACATCTAAAGAGAAACTAAATAGTATTAAAAATGATAGTTCTTTGCGTAAACTTTTAGCTAAAAATATTATCTTTGACGAAGAATTTATGAGTAAAGAACATCCACAAGCTAATGCTGTTTGGAGTAAAACTAAAGGTGGTAAAGTTGTTGTTGGTCAGAAATTCTTAGATATGATTGATAGTAAGAAACCTGGTGAAAAAGGTAGAGCTATTAGAACTTTGATGCACGAAAATCTTCATGGTTATATTGAAGATATGGCTAACGATAAACGTCATCCTAATGCGGTTGCTAATCTTAGAAATAGAATGCAAGATATTTATGATGATTTTGCTACTGCTATTAATCAAGATATTAATGATTTAAAAGCAGGAAATATTGATGAGATTAAACAACGTAGACATATTCAAGATAAAGCTACTCTTGAAAAGATTAGTGAGTGGCTGAATAACGTTAATACTTTTACTGCTGAAAGTTATGCTACTCGTGAGAATCCTCAAGATGCTCTAGAAGAGTTTATTGTTGAATCTCTTACTAATGTTGATTTAATGAATTATCTTAATCAAGTTGATGCTGATGGTGGAGTAATTAAAGGTAATACTATTTGGCAGAAAATACTCAAGTTTATTGGTGATTTGTTTGGTATTAATATTCGTCCTAATAGTCTTCGTGCTAAACAAATGGAAGCTCTTGGTGAAATATTTAAAAATAATCAAGAAGCTGAAGTTAAAGTTGAAGAAAAAGAAGAAGTTACTCAACCAACAATAACTTTTACGGGGGGGATAGAAGTTAAAACAGAAACAGTTGCTGATGATACTAACAGTATTGTAGATAGTGATGATGTCGGAAAGCCTAATGAGACGTTTGATATTAACGATGAAGATGCTGATGCTGATGATGAATATGATGCTGATGATGAAAGTACTAGTGAAGAAGTAGCTTTCAATTCATTCAATTCAGCAATCGAATCTCTCCCAATGTCGGAACGTGCCAAATTTGCCTCTCTCGTCAGCTCTGCTGCGATTTCGATGTCTTGCAAATAAATTATTCATAGAATATATTTCGAGGTTCTAGAGGAGAATTTAAAATCCTCTAGAACTTTACTTTTTAATAATTAATTTAATTCATAAAGTTATGTCTTGTAATTTTAAAACAACAAGTGCTGGCACAAGCATTAAACGTAAGGTTGGAGCAAATAATGCTCGTTTTGTAGCGTTAATTAGTCTTATTAGTAATCCTGAAACTGGAGGTTTTACTGATGAGTTTATTAAGTATTATCAGAAAGTAAATCATACTGATAATATTCCTAGTGTTGATAATTCTGAAAGAGGAGTTATCGCTAAAACTGCTATCCGTTATTATAATAGTATTCACTTTGATGTTAATGCTCAAAGTACAGGTACTTATTATGCTAAGGATGTAGATGCTTTTGGTTATAGTGATAGTCATGCAAAGGTATATGCTATTACTAGAGCAATTCCTAATATTATGCGTAGTATGTACGTTAGTGATATTAGAAGTGGAGAAATTGTTGATAAGGATAAAATTCTTGGTGATTTAATTAAACGTACAAAAGTTAGAATAACTAAGGATGTTGCTGCTAATTATCTCAAAGCTATTGGTAAACCTGCAACTAATGCTGAAGTTAATAAGATAGCTGATGCTCTTCTTAATAATAATGAAACTTATTATAAGAAAGATGAACTTATACTTGCTATAACTAAAGCTTTTGATAAGAATGGTGACGTTCAAGTTCAAAATACTTTTGCTATTTATAAAGATATATTTAAAGATACTACTGGTAAAGATTTCTTTAATAGAGTTATTATTGCTGACCCTATTATTGGTAATCTAAAATATAGTGATGAAACTGAATCTAGTCTTGCTGAAGCTTATGCTGAAGATTTTGATTCAGTAGATGATTCTTCTTATAACAATAACGAAGATGAAGATGTACTTACTGTAGGTGATAGACAAGATAATACTTGGAATGACCATAGTGGTCTTGGTTCTAGTTATATGAAAGGTTTTGACCTTGATATTCGTCTTAATCTTTCTATGATACCTAAACTTACTAGTAATACTGTTGGTACTAAGACTTTAAAGTCTGGTAAAGTAAAGGATGTTTATGATTATGATAAAAACAATCCTACTGGTAATGTGGATTATATTGATGTAAAAGATATTATTAGTACTCTTAGTGCCAAGAAAGATGTTTCTAATCTTAATACTTTTATTGATAGTGTAAAAGAAGCTAGTAACATTCCTGGTATGGAAGGTCTTATTAAACTTTATAAAGACCTTACTTCTGATTTAGATTATGCTGCTCGTCTTTATACTCAATTCAAAACTGTAATTAACAAATATGAAACTCGTATTGCTGATGAGAATACAGCTATGAATAAGAGTAATAAGAATAGTAATGCTCAGCAAGTTCATGCTCTTAGTTTCCTTAATGATGCTAAGTTTACTCATATAAATACTGATTCTGATGTTACCAATAAACTTGCTAATGAAGTAGATGAAACTATTGTAGAATATACTCAAGCTCTTGCTGCTGGTGATGAGTTTGCTTTAGACCAGGCTAAGCTTTATAATACTATTGTTGATAAAATTGCTTCTCGCATTAAAGATTATTATCCTAGTGCAGATAAAGCTTCTATTGATAATTATGTTCGTCTTGCTAATAATGGTGAAGTTGCTACCAATATGCGTTATCTTACTGATAGTCTTAGAAAGATAGCTAAAGCTTCTGATGCTACTGCTTCTCAGTATACTGAGAATCGTGATGCTATTAGTGGTATTAACAAAGAAATTAGGAAACTTCAAACTAAGATTGACGCTCTCAATGAAGCTGGAGAACATAAAGGTATAGATAAAATTAATGAAGAAATAGATAAACTTGTTAGTCAAAGAGATAATATTCGATTTAGTGATTATCGTTCTCAAGATAGTATTACTCAGAGTATTGCTTTAGCTGATAAACTTTATCCTTATTCTTCTGTTAAAATTGAACTTAATTCTCGTAATGGTTTAGGTAATCTTCAATCTGATATTATCAATAGTTCTATGATTACTTATCTTCTTAAAGTACTCAATAGTCCTAAAACTACTACTGATGAATTAGGTAATACTGCTCCTGAATCTCTTGTTAACTTTGCTAAGTTTAAGTTTAAGAATAATCAATATAATCTTAGCAATATTCTTATTGAAACTAGAGAAAATGGTAAGATTGTAAATTATGGTCTCTTTTATTATGATGCTGACAAACAGAAATATGGTGTTACTAATTATGCTTCTGGTTTACTTAACGTTGCATTATTTAATGGAGCTGTAAAAACTGATGAAGGTACAGGTATTACTTATGCTCAAATGAGTAAAGGCGATTATGTTTATACTGCTTTTGCTAATTATTTTAATAGCGATAGAAATATTGATGCAGATAGAGTAACTAATAGCATTCCTCTTGCTAATTACTTTATGAGAACTCCTTCTGATGCTCCTAAAACATTTATAGTTCGTGCTCCACGTTATCATATAACTAAGAGTAATCCAATTAGAACTGTAACAAATATTGCTGATGTAGATAATTATATTAAGAATTATGTTGCAGAACATAATTCTAGTATGTCTGAAAGTGCATTTAATCAAGCTAATCCTAGAGCTAAATTTATTCAACTTGAAGACAATCGTAGTGACCGTGCTCAAATTACTAGAGATTTAACTGATAATAATATTACTCGTTCTGTATATGAGAATGAGATTATTCGTAATGATGGTAAAACTGCAACTATTGGTTATCAATTTGCTGATGAAGAAGGTAATGTAAATAAATATATTATTACTGGTTCTATCCGCCCCGTAAAAGGTATGAATAAATTTGTTATTGAGAATGGTAAAGCTACTATTCTTGATAATAATGAAATGAGAGATAATCTTCGTCCTATGATATATGATAAGTATCGTAAACAAGCTTATCGTAACGGTAGAATTGGTGATGTTCAAGTTAATTATCAAGTTAATAGAGAACATCCTATTTATAAACAATTTAGAAAGATATTCAATCAAGAGTTGACTAATATGGCTGAGGCTATTAATATGATATTCTTGACTGGTGATGATGGTGTTATTCAGCGCGAAGCTGATGGTAAACCTAAGTTTAATCCTAATAATGCTTTTGGATTAGATAAAGAATCTGCTCGTAGACTTTATGCTAATTATCAAACTAAGAAAGATAAATATCTTGATTCTAATTATGGTTTAGTTGGAAATATGTTCCATAGTGATAAGTTCACTATTACTGATTATAAAACTGGTAAAGTTCGTAATTATGGTCAAGAACTTCTTGATGATTATTTTGATAGTTTGTATAATGGTAGTAAAGGTGGTTTTATTCATTTTGGTTATGAGAATGGTAAGATTAAACTTAATCATACTAAAGACCAAGCTGAAGCTATTGATAACAAAATAGCAGAATTTATTAGTGATTATATTGATAGTTCTGCTATACGTATGGATGAATTTAAAAATCTTGATGTAGCTGGACTTATTAATGACGATAATGTTGCTGACTTTGCTCTTAATTATCGTCTTGCTTATAATTATTTTGATGATTTATTTGAAGGTGATGATAAGTTTTATAAGTCTTCGCAAGACTTCTTGAAACGTGCTAAGGAAGGTCAAGCTAGTGGTACTCCTTATAGTACTTTTAATATTTATCAAGATGAGAATATGATGCTGACAGACTTAAAGAAGATGAGTTATCTTAATAGTCAAACTATTCAAGATAAACTTAATAGTCTTGGTCTTCATGTTACTCAACGTCCTGGTTTTGTTGGTATTACTATTAAGAATACTGTAAGAACTTCTCACGAAGCTTCTCAAAATGGTCCTGTTGTTCATGAACTTGCTCGTGTTTATATGAAACATGACCCTGAACTTACAGAAGCTGAAGCTATTGCTAAAGCAAATAAGCATATGGAAGGTTATCAAAATACTACTGTAAACGATGCTCAATCTTATATTACTTTTGAAGAATGGATTCGTCGTGTTGCAGGTAGAGGACAACTTAATAAATATATGCCTCTTATTGAGCGTATTATGGATAGAAGTAAACCTCTTAGAGTAGATGATATTAAGACTTTTGTTCAAGTGCAAAAGAACTTCTATTATGATATGACTTATAACGATAAGATTAATACTTATGCTCCTCGTCAAATTAAGAATGCAGAACTTGTTCTTGTACCTAGATTTATTGAAGGTACTGACCTTGAGAAAGTATATAAACTTATGAAAGATAATGGTATTGACCAACTTAATACAGAAGAGACTTCTAAAGCTGGTAAAGCTGGTGTTCTTACTTTATTTGATGAAGAAACTGGTGAAGTTACTGATGCTCACATCCAAGATTTTAATAATCATGTAGAAGATTATAAAGAGACTTATTCTTATAATTTCCTTTATACTCAACAAGAAACTCCTCAACACATGAATGCAGAAAATAAAGCTGCTATTCAAATTATGAAGAAGATTGTTGATAATATTCCTGATACTGGAACTATTGGAGAAGTTAAGAAAGAGTTTTTTAAACTTTATGTTACTAATATTAAAGATAGTTTCAATAGTCTTGTTAAGGAACTTAATATTCCTACAAATGAAGATGGTTCTATTAAACTCGATGCTAACGGAAACATTGAAGGACTTGATATGAAACTATTCTTCAATAAGCTTCGTAAAGAATGTCTTCGTCAAGGTCTTGATAGTAATATTCTAGAGTTCTTTACTCTTAATGAAGATAGCCCTTATACTGAACTTGGAAGAGCTAATACTGTTATGCCTACATATATGACTAATATGATGAGTAAAGCTCAGAATGTTTGTCAGTCTATGTTTAATAATGCTATTACTCGTCAGAAGTTGCCTGGTTTTCATGCTGCTCAGGTAACTAATGTAGGTTTTAATAGTAAGAAATATACTAAAGAAAATCCATTTAATCTTGATGGTATAGATAAAACTAAATTTGATGTTGAAGTTTATGATAGAGAAAAAACTCCTGGATATAAAAGTAAGGCTTTAAGAATTTATATAAAAGGAAAGAAAAAAGGTTGGTTTGAATTAGTAAAGGATAAAGAAGATAATAACTATTCTGTTCATTTTAAAACTACTACTGAAAAAATAGGTAAAGTTGAACAAGATGGTAAAACTGTAAATCCTTCTACCAAAGAAGAACGTGATGAATTATATACTGCTTTAAGAAATGCTATTCCTAATGGAGCAAATGTTTCTACTTGGGGAAGCATTTCTGACGGAGGAGTTTATGCTTTAAACAAACTTGGAAAAGGTTGGAAAACAGTAGGAGAAAGAAATATCAAACATAAAAAAGATGATAAAGATATAGTTATTCCTGTATATCAAAAGAACGGATTGACTATATCTAAAACTCTTCGTTATCATCCTGATGGTGGACGTTATATTGAAGTTCTTCTTCCTAAGAGCAACTTTGGTTTTGCTAAAAACGAAGATGGTACTTATAAAGCTAGTGATGAAGAACTTCTTGAACAACTTCAAAGAGCTAAACTTGATACCATTATTGGTTATCGTATTCCTACTGAAGGTAAGCAATCTATTTGTGCTATGAAGATAGTTGGATTTACAGATGATGCTCAAGGTTCAACTATTGTTGTTCCTGATGATTGGGTTGCTCAAACTGGTTCTGACTTTGATATTGATTCTGTATATGGTATTCAACATAATACATATGTAGATAAAGATGGGGATATTCAGAAAGTTGCTTATAAAGAATCGTTTGGTAAACTATATGATGATTATGTAAAAGAACAACTTAATGATGAAGCTAAAGCTAAACTAGAAGAAGCTGTTAAAAATGGAGTTAACGAATCTACTGCCTTAGCTAATGCTGCACAAGAAGGTGGACTTCTTAGTCGTGAAGAATTTAGTAAAGCCAATAGTATTGAGGAAAAGAATAGTCGTCAAGCTCGTAACAATCGTATACTTGATGATATGCTTCGTATTCTTCAATCTGATGAAGCTTTTGAAGAGAATACAGGTCAATCTCAATTTGAAGATATTATCAATGCACGTGATAATATTATGAATGATGTTGTTAAGAGTGTTCGTAATGGTCGTAGTTGTTATGATTTTATTGACCAAGCTGAATATCAAGAAGATGTTATGAGTGGTGCTAAACTTAAAGCGTTTAGTGTTACTCGTGATACCTTTGTGTCTATTTGCAACAAAGTTCAACCAACTATTGATAAAAATTATGCTATTAGTGCTAGATACAAAGCTACTCCAAAACAAGCTGAGGTTTTAGCTAAACGTTTTGGAGAAGATAATGTTATTTATAAAGATGGTTATATTACAATTAATCATACTATGATTGGTTGGTCACACGATAATCATAATGTAGATGATGCTATTCTTACTGCTTATAGTTCTGAGACTACAGCTCATATTCTTGATGCTGTAAAGAAAGGTGCTGTACCTAATGTAAATGAGTTTACTTTTGCAGTATATAAAACTTTCCCTGATGTAGGTAGTAATTATAAGACTGGTGTTGCATTTATGATGCACCCTGCTGTAACTCGTATAGTTAATGCTTATAATAAAGGTAAATCTGTTTATAGTGAAGATTCTGCTCAGCCTATAGTTGATGCTCTTAAAGAAGTAGCTGAAGAACTAGGTGTTGATACTAGCTCTTTATATTCAGGTAAAATGGTAGTTGAAGCTATTAATGATAAACTTGGTACAGACTATAGCTTCATTAAAAATAACAATATTGTTCTTGATGAAGAGCAATTAGCTAATGATGTAAAGAATGCAAACAATGTTTCTCTTGCTCGTGAAGTAGAGATTCTTATGGCTTATAATGATATTAATCGTTTAGCTGATGTAATTCAGAAAATTGTAAGAGTTTGTAACCCTGATAAGTTTGGAGCTAAACAAACTATATTTGCTACTAATGAAGTATTTGAAACTATTAAAGATATAAATAATAGTAAACAAGCTAAAGTACTTAGTAAGAATGATATTCCTTTCCTTGAAAGTATTTATCCTGGACTTATTAAAGATGGTGTTGTAGATAAAGATAATTATGTAAAAGATGCTCATGAATCTGCTTATCCTTCTCTTAATGCTTTCTTAAAGTATGCTTCAGTTACTAGTACTGTAGTTAATAGTATGCTTTTTGAAACTCAAAATTCTGCTTTTGTAACTACTATTAAAGCTCTTAGTAGAATGCTTCCTACTCTTCGTAGACTTACTGAGAAAGAGTATAATGATTATGAGAAGTATGTTATTGGTGCTGCTTATAATAATGCTGATGGAATTAGATTAGGTTATACTATCAACTCTTCTACGGGGCGTCTTGAGTCAACTAAAACGAGTGATTTACAAGAGCGTCTTCGTATTTATGGATTTAGTGGTAGTCCAGTATTTAATTTTGATGTTGAAGATATTACTGAACCAACTCAAGATGAAATTGATGCTTGGTCTAAATTTACTCCTGCTCAAAAAGTTGCTTGGTTACAAAGTAAAGCAGAAGATGGTGGTATATTTAGTAAACTTAAAGTTGACCTTCAAGATAATTATCGTGTTGGTAATAAAGAATGTGCTGCTCAATCTATTCGTTTTAATGATGATAATGTAGATACTGAAACTGCTTACAATCTTTTTGAAACTGCTACTAAGAGTCAGAATCCTCTTGTTAAACTTGCAGCTATAGACCTTATTAAATATGCATTTGTAGTTGAAGGTTTCAAGATGCGTCGTAATGGTGTTAATAAGATTATTAAGAATAGTACTCTTCGTGATGATACTTTGTTTGCTAATCAAGATGGAGAACCTACTAGTCTTCTTAGTCAAATCGATGCTAATTTTAAGCATATTACTTATGACGATTATCGTGATGATTATTTAAGAAGTCATTCTGATAATGGTATGGTTCCAAAGAGAACTGTAAAGAAGAAAAGAGTAGGTAAAATCTGGGTTAATGAACTTAGTGCTCCTGATGGAGTTATAACTCTTAATGTTCCTTCTCGTAGAATCGATATTACAGAATCAGATATTAATGATGAATTTGCTGCTACTAGAACTATTGCAGAAGAGACAGAAATCCGCCCCGTAGAAGATGTGGTGGATGATAAACCTCAAGCTGTTCAAGATAAGACTACTGCTCCTGATGATACTAAACTTGCTGTTAAGTATGGTATTTATAATGTTTGGACTGATAGAGTTAATCCTTATGTAAAACTTACTTTTAAGAATCGTGGTGTTAATACTACAAATCTTTATAAGACTGTTCGTCATGGTGATATAATATTTGCTTATCCTGTTAGTATGCTTGAAGAAAACGAACATGGTATTGTTTCTGTTAATCAAGCTAATAATACTCTTTATAGTGAGATGTATTATAGAACTATTATTGATAATAAACTTCAAGGTAATCAACTTACTAAAGAAGAAGCAGATAAACTTCGTAAAGAGTATGCTAATGAAAGAGCTATTTCTTCTAAAGGTAGAGTTAATACTGGTTTTGATATTGATAAAGATAGAACTACTGGTGATATAGGTGGTGCTCGTGATGCTTATAGTAAAATTATTAATCTTATTAAGAATGACGCTAAAGGTGTTCAAATTATAAATAATAGGTATCTTTATAATCGAGTTAGTGAAGGATTTGGTAATTTTCAAACTATTCATGATGTAATTGATGGTAATGAAGTTACTAAGAAAATTGCTTTTGCTAAAGAAACAAAAGTAATATTTGATTCTGAAGGTAAAGTAATTCCTTATCCTGTTAAAGTTATTCAGATTATTCCTTCTACTAACGATAAAGAAAGTACATCTGTTGAATATAATTTTGACATGTTTACTGATATTAATCGTAGAGCACATGAAGGTGATGTCAATGCTTATCGTGAAGTTCAGTTTATGAATAATAACGGTTTTGAGAATGTTAGTACTGATTATACAAATATGTCTCCTAAACTTTATGAAGCTATTGATAGATTTACTAGTGCTACAGCTAAGAAACTTATCGGTGATGCTGACCAGTTCTATAAAAAAGAAGATGGAACTTATGCTTCTATATTTGCTCCTGAAACTATAGAAATGATTCGTAATAATCCTAGTGAACAAAGACGTTTTCAAAAATTACTTCTTGATACAGATAGTCTTATTAATAAATATGGTACTATATTTGATGTTGTAGTTGATGAAGATGAGAATCCTGAAGTAATTGATTTCATTAATCATATTAAGAAAACTATTGGAAATTTACGCAATAAACTTAATCTTAGTACTCTTAATGAAAGATTTGCTAGAGAAGTTGTTGCTAAATGGTCTAATGACCCTAATATTCAAAATGGTTTAATCGATATTTGTAATGGTTATCATGCTGTTACTTGGTGTGATGCTTGGATTGGAGATTTACAAGATACTGGTAATAGTCTTATTCAAAATATTAGCAAACATATAGTTGATGATATTAGTGCTAAAGATATGCAAGCTGCTAAAGATGCTCGTGAATTTGAAAAAGCTATTAAAGCTCTCGGTCATATAGATTGGGACAAACTTGTTGATAAAAATGGTAAACTTATTAGAGATTATAATGACAAATTTGTTGAAGATTTAGATGCTCTTAGAAATAAAGTAAATGAAGCTCGTAAAGATGTTATTAATAATCCTATGGCTTATCTTAAAGCTAAGCATGAATATGATGCTTTCAAGCTTGCCCATCTTAATCAAAGCTTTAAGGATGAGTATTATAAAGCTATGTATGATAATGATGATTACATGCTTAATACTGCTCCTACTATTTTTGCTGAATATACAAAGCTTAGAGAGCAAATTAGAAACATCAATCGTCTTCGCATTAGTGGTGTTCTTAGTCCTGAGAATGAAGAAGAATATCGTAAACTTAGAAGAAGTATTAATCAACTTGAGTCTACAATAAACTTTGATGATGGTACTGAGAAACCTATTTATGATGAAACTAATCCTATTCCAGGTACTAAAGGTTTCGATGAAGAAGGTAAACCTATTATTGTAGATAAGGCTAAATATGATGAAGCTGTATTAAATTCTCAAGGAGCTGCTATGAAACTTAATCAATATCTCAAACGCAAACGTGATATTAATGAAGAATATAATGATACTCAAGTTAAAGATAGTTTTGAAGAAGAACTTGATAAGAGACTTGATGTTATTAAGCGAGCTGAGAAACGTGATGCTTTCGGTAATAAACAAGTTTCTGATGAAGTTCTTGCTAATGATGAAAAGTATCAAAGAGCTAAAGAATGGCTTGAGCAAAATGCTACTTGGCATGTAGACCCTAAAGTTAGTGATGAAATTGCTGTAGCTTACGGTATTCTTTCTAAAGGTAGAGTACAGAAGAATAATCAAATAACTTATAAGGCTAAACTTATCAAAATTAAACTTGCTAATGGTGAGAAGGTTTATGATAGTAAAGGTCGTATTCGTGGTGATATATTTACTGAAGAAGAACAAGAAGCTATAAGAAAAGATGAAGCTGGTCGTTATAATAATACTGTTTATTCTGCTGGTAATGAGCAAATATTAATTAATAATGCTCCTGAACAAAAGCAAGCTCTTCCTGCTGTAGTACAAAGAATGATCACTTCTAATAGCAAAGAAGGTAAAGCTAACGTTGAGTATCTTAAATTAGTTAACGAAGTCAATGAAATTCTTCGTCCTTATTATGATACTACTAAGAAAGAAGTTAATACTATTACCGATAGACATCAAATTAGTATTGAAGAACTTCATAAACTTGCTGATTTGTATGAGAAACTTCGTAATACAAAGAAGACTATAGTTAACGAAGATATACCTGGTAACGGTTCTGCTGTTGGTAGTTTTATTCGTAAATTTATGCATACTGAGTATAGTCCTAAGTTTGATATTGAATACAGTAAAGCTAAAACTATTGGCGGCGAATATCTTAAGGCTTGGGAAGATGCTAATATGGAATATGATTTTGAATATGACGAAAAAGGTCATATTATTAAAGACTCAGATGGTAATTATGTATATGATAAATCAGTTCGTCTTCCTAATCGTTTCCTTTATGGTACTCTTACTCTTAAAGACGAGTTCTATACCGGTATGAAGAATCAGAAAGTAGCTAAAGATTTGAGTAAAGAAGCAGAGATTAAAACTAAAGCTCTTGCTACTATTAACGAATATCTTGAAACTACTACAACTCATTATTATAGTGATGCTATGGCTGAGGCTAGAGCTAAAGGTAAAGAAGAGTTTGATAAATGGTTTACACGTAATCACGTATGGAATGTTTATACTCATAAGTTTGACCCAATAGGTATTTGGCAAAAGACTAGTATTAAACCTAATTATGCTAATGGTACTTGGGCTGCTAATTATAATCAGTTAGATATTGTTCCTAAAGAAGAATATCGTAATCCTGATTATAAAGAGAATACTACTCAAGCTGAGAACTTTAAACGTGGTATAGACGATGAAAAATATGTTAACAATGTAACTCTTAGTGACAATGAAAAACAAGCTAAGAAACTTATTGAAACAACATTAGATAAGATTGTTAGAGATAAAGCTAGTCGTCGTATTATTAGTCAAGGTTTTATTCCTATTACTGCAAAAGAAGCTGACCATGACTTTAAATGGTTTGGTAAACAAATAGCTGAATTTGCTGGTTGGAATGCTAATATTAGCTCTGTTGGTAAGAATAGTCTTCATGCAAATATGAGTTATTCTACTGATAAAACTCCAGTACTTCCTATGATTGGTAGAGAATTTACTAATAAAAATAGTGAAGACATCGATAAAATTAAAGCTGCTGAACCAAAGAGAGACCAATATACTACTGATGAAGAGTATAATAAAGCTATGACTGAACATAAAGCTAGACTTGATGTTGCTGAAAAGAATAATAAAGCAATACATCAATCTCTTGTTAATAGAGATTTTGTTTCTAGTATTAGTCAGTTTATTAGACTTGCTGGTCATCAAAATGCTGTTCAAGATAATAAATATCTCTTCTATTATGGTCAAAATATGATTAAAGCTACTCCTGTACTTGATGATAATATAGGTTTTAGTAATCTCAGAAAAGATATTAATAGAAGTACTACTGATGTTACTCGTTATGCTGAAAAAGATTATGATGAAAGACTTTATGGTCAGTTTACTAATTGGGGTAATAGACTTATCTATGATAGATATAAACTTCCTAATAATAAACTTACCAAAGCTGCTAATATTGCACAAAGTCTTACTAGTGCTAAATTCATGATGTTAAATATTACTGGTGGTATTGGTAACGTTACTGTCGGTCGTAGTGGTATTTTTGCTGAACATATAGCTAAAGATTACTTTAGTACTTCTGCTTGGAATAAAGCTAAAACTATGTGGTATGGTGCTTCTTTATCTTTCCTAAGAGGAATGACTAGAGAAGATAGTACTAGTCTTGCTGATGCTATTGTTAAATTTATGAATGTAGTAGATTTTGATGAAGTACTTGGTAGACCCACTGGTAATTTTAAAGCTAGTGATGCTATTAATCGTCTTAGAAACCTTATGTATTCTCCTAATGCTATGGGTGAACACCACATGCAGAATAGTGCTATGTTTGCTATGATGTTTGAGAATAGAATTATTCCTGTAGACGATTATAGAAATAAAGGTAGGCTTCCTTATCAAGCTATGACTTGGTCTCAATATAAAGTTGCTTCTCATGAAGAAGCTATGAGACAACTTATTGCTGGTACTCCTCTTGCTGCTCAATTTGAGAAATTTGTAAATGATATAAAGTCTGACCCAAATCAACTTAAAGAATATGCTAGAGGAAGAAGAGATTTAGCTAATGAATTTAAGAACCTTTTCCTTAATAATAAACAAAATAAAGAGTTTGTTGCTAAACGTAAGGAACTTGAAGATAAAGCTAAGAAACAATTTGAAGCTAATCCTACTCTTATGGAACAGCTTGATTTAGTTGATGGTAAACTAGGTTTTAAAGATGGTTCTCTTATGGAACAACTTTATAAACAAAGTACTAACGGAGAAGTAAATGACGCTTATGCTCTTCTTGGAGAGTTCAAAGGTAAAGTTATTGCTGTTAATAAAGAGATACATGGTGTATATGATAGACTTGGTGCTGCTCAACTTGAAAAATATTGGTGGGGTAGTCTTGTTATGCAATATCATAAACATATATATCCAGGTATTCTTAAACATTGGAGAAGAAAAGGTTATTTCAATGAACAAACAGGCAATAATCGTGTAGGTTGTGGTCCTGCTCTTATGGATTTCCTTACAATGCCTATTCGTCAATATAACGAAAGACATAAACTATTAGATGATAAACAGCTTGAAGCACTTGAAGGTACTCAAAATCTTTTTGCTGCTTATGTAAACTTTGCTGAGAATATTCGAGTTAATTGGGAAGCATTACCTGAATATCAGAAAGCTGCTATTCGTAGAACAGCTGGTGATGTATTTGGTGCTTTATCTTCTATTATGGTTGCTATCGGTACTAATATAGCTTGGGACGATAAAGATAAAGATAAAATGCTTCTTCCTAATCTTATGCTTTATAGTGCAGACCAACTTGCAACTGAAAGTATGATGTATAATCCAATATTCCTTCCAAACAATGCTAAACAACTTTGGAGTTCTCCTATTGCGATGATGAACATGCCTAATGATATTATCAATAGTCTTAATCTTGTAGCAAATGCTATGTTTGATGATGAATTTGATTATAATTATACTACTGGTCGTTACAAAGGTGAGAATAAATTTAAAGTTAAACTTATGAGACAAGTTCCTATTTATAGAGCTTATAATAATCTTGCTACTCTTGATAAGAGTAATAGTTATTATCATTATGGTCAAAATATACTTGGATTTGTTCCTACATCATTTGATGAATAAACCGCCCCGTAAAAGGCTGGTAATATAAATTACACTAATAATAGTTAATTAATAGCCTTCAACTGTTGGAGATATAAATATTATTTGTATCTTTGCAGCAGTTGAAGGTTTTCTTGTTCTAAGCAAAATGGTTTTAAAGTTTTAATTAAAAATGTATGCGAAACTTTATTGCTCTATGGTGTAATGGTAGCACAACAGATTTTGGTTCTGTTAGAGTAGGTTCGATTCCTACTAGAGTAACACATCTTTCTTCTGTTGTCTAACAGATATTATTTTATTCATAATTAAAGTTTTAATTTATAAAGTTAAGTGATGGCTGATAATGTAATCCAATGCTGAACTAGCGAGTTCATTCTATTCTCATTTTTAAATAAATAAATTAACGGGAAATGAAGCAGTGAGTAATCGTGATGATTATTTACTGCTTTTTTTGTGCTCAATAAAATGTGTCATAATGTGTCGCTACTAATGAATAAAAAAAAAGAGTAACTCATCCTCACGGACAAGCTACTCAAGTCAATGCTAAATTTTATATTTGTGGACTACAGCCGCTGCTGTAATAAATAACAAACAACATTATAAACAAATCGAATCATTATAGTATATAATATGTTATTATAGCAAGTATCAAATTTAATATTTCAATTTCTTCTGTAAGCGGCTAATTAATTCAAGTAATATAATTAATCGAATCATATATGAAAGTCGCTCAGACGTTAAATAAACTGGGTTGTGGGCGTTTCCCACGATTGGCATAGTTTACTATCTCGTA